GGCGAACGCATGATGCCCTGCGAGCACGTCACCATCGAAAATCGCCGCATGATCGTATGCACCGGCCGGCGCGGCCGCCGCCAGTGCTCGGCCTGCAAGAACGCCTGGGCCAGCCTGGAATGCGACTATCCCGATCCGAAGAAGGAGTCCGGCACCTGCGACAAGCCGCTGTGTGCTGAATGCGCCATCAAGGTGGGCGAGAACCTGGATTATTGCCCGCACCACCCACGCGGCACGGCGCCTGGACCGGCACGGGGGGCGCTGGCGGGATGAGCAAGCTCAGCCGGGCGGATCAGTTTTCCGATCCTGTTTTCGCGCTAAATGCGCCGGCCGTCGCGCGCGCGCTGATGATCAGCGAGACGATGCTTGACCAACTGGTGGCCGAGGGAAGAATTCCTAAGCCCTTTGCGGTTCCGGGTCATCCCAGGCTGCTGCGATGGGACGCCGAAGATGTGCGCAACCTCGTCCGCGAATGGAAGGAAACGGCGAATCCCGGGTCAGATAAGGGCTGGGATGATGTGCGCTGAGGATGCGTTGGCCAAGGTCGATATTGCGGGGTTGGGCCTGACGGTCAGCAAATACCTGGTCTATGACCCCGATCGACACGGGAAACCCCGCTACTATTTCCGGCGCAAGGGCCAGAAGAAAATCCGGCTCCGCGCGCCGCCGGGAACGGCCGAATTTTTGGCGGAATTCCAGGCTGCCTACGCGGGGCCGGCCCCGCAAACGCCCTCTTCGGCCCCGTCGGGCGCTCCCACCCGCCGCGGCGCGCCCAAGGGCTCCCTGGCATGGCTATTCAACGAATATGAAGCCCGGGCCGAAAGCTTCAGGGCACTGGGCCAGACCACCAAAGCCCGGCGCCGGGTGGTGATGGACCAGATTTGCGCCGAACCGATCTCGGATACCGACAAGGCCCCGATCGGGCACCGGCCCTATTCCACCCTCAGACCCAAGGCGATCGCCGTCATTTGCGGTCGCTGCCCGACGCCGGCCACCTTCAACGCCCGTCTGAAGGCCTACCGGGAGGCCATCAAGTTCGCCATCGGGCAAGACATGATGACCGCCAACCCGGCCAAGGAAGTGCCGTACCGGGTCTCAAAATCCGCTGGCTATCACACTTGGACGGTGGAGGAAGTCGCCCAATATGAGGCCAGATGGCCCCTGGGAAGCGTACAGAAGCTTGCCCTTGCCATGCTCATGTTCACCGGCACCAGGCGGTCGGATGCCGTGGTGATCGGCCGGCAGCATAAGAAGGCAGTCCAGGGCGTTCCAGGCTGGCAGTTCACGCAGTTCAAGGGCCGAGACCGCACCCCCGTCACCACATGGATCCCGATCCTGCCGGCCCTTCAGGAAGTGATTGACGCCACGCCGACAAAGCCCCGGCCGGAAGCATCCGTCCGACACACCACCTACCTCGAAACGTTCTTCGGCAAGCCGTTTACCGCCAAGGGCTTTGGAACCCAGTTCAAGAGGTGGTGCCGGCTGGCAGGATTGGGCCACTGCAGCGCCCATGGGCTGCGGAAGGCTGCGGCCACGATCGCGGCGGAGCGCGGCGCCACGGCTCACCAGCTCATGGCCATATTCGGCTGGCGGTCGATCACACAGGCCCTGGTCTACACCCGGGCGGCTGAGCAGAAGCGCCTGGCGGCCGGCGCTATGCACATGCTCGGGCCCATACCGGTGTCTCACTTGGATCCTCATTCAGATCAGGTGCTTCCCAGTGAGACACTTTCGGCCTCCAAATGATTGATCTGGAAAGGCGATTTTCCCGCAGGCCAGCTTTGCCCGGGGAGCCAAATTTAAGCAAAATCAATGTCTTGTCGGATGGGTGTCTCGCGGCATTTCCCAGTAAGGCACGCCAGGGCATTTCAGCAAGTGTCCCACTCCGCCGGCGGTCGCCGGCCGATTCCTCCACAGATTCGGCAAATCTCACCGGCGCCGGCCGGATAGGACCGCAGACCTACTTGTTCCCGGTCCATTCCACACCTTATATAGCTGCGCGGCTGCGAACCCGTGGGCTCACCTGAAAACAGGAGGAGTCCGCATGCTTCGACAATTTCAGATTCCAAACATCGAGATTCCCGCTGAGACCCAGACGCTGCTCAGGCGCCAGTTTGCGTCGAAGGCACTCCCCGGGGGAGAACCGGCAGATACGTTCATTTCCCAGCCAGATGGACGTCATGAAATTCGGGCTTGGTCAGATGCACTATGGACCGGCGTCCAGGCTGTTTATCGAATTGCAGTCGGAGATGAGCGGAACAAGGTCTCTCGTCTTCAGGGCCTCGCCAATCTGGACCAGGCGCTCAGGATCATTGCACGAGAGGTCCGGGCAGATACCAGCGTTTCAGATGCAGAGAAAGAAGCTGAGGCCATGCGCAGGGCTTATAGGCTGGGTGTGGCGCAGGTAGAGATGAAGGCGGCGATTAGTCTATAATCGGCCGCTTCGCTTCGAAGGAAGATAGAATTGAAAACGCGGCGTCATCACAACAACAAAGGTCAGCGCCAAATCAAGCGCGGCAAGACCGGTGATCAGGTCAAACGCCTAGCCTTGAAAGCTGGCGTCAATCTCCGCATCGGCGACACCCTTCACACCAAAGACGGCCCGCTGAAGATCATTGCGTCAGGAACCAGCAGGTGGAGATAGAGATGACGCTATTCCAAATCATCTGGGAACCGCTGCGCTTCTTACTCGCCGTCGCGATGGTGGCTTATTTCTGCAACGGCGGCACGCTTGTCCTTTGGATGCTAGAGAAGCGAGCGCCCTAGAAACAAAAAAGCCCCGGCACCTTTCGGCACCAGGGCTTGCCTTATTCATCGGGTACGTCCTGAGTGAATGTTCAGGGGTAACCGTAGAAGGAAACTAACTGACCAAAGTCGATTCCTTCATTGCCTGCCATGTGGGCAGGACTTTGGGGTGCGGGTTCACATGATTGCCTCCATCATGTCGTGCAAATCAGACGAAGCGAGTCTACGCCGAAATCGTTATTTTGACCACTTCTCGATCAGCTTCATAGACACGGCGCCCAGGCCGCCAGAGCTGACAAGGAAAGCCGCTATCTTCCAGAAGGCATGTATCCCGCCGCCCAACACGCGGCGCCAGAACAGCACTTCATCTTCAATCTCCGGCAGCCTTTCAGTCACGGCTTCCAGATTGTCTAGTCGCGTTTTGGCAGTGTTGCAGAAATCTTCGATGGCTTCCTGGCGGTCAATGGCATTGCTGAGATGCTGAACGGCGACTTCAAGCTTAGCCACCGTTTTTCCGAAGCTGTCCATGGTGCCATTGAAAGTGTCGAGCGTTCGCTCAAAACTTTCGTTCTGCCTGAGAATTGTCTCGGTGCGTTCAAGCAATCGGCCGATGGTCTCATCCTTCTCGCCTGAACCTATATAGCGGCGGTCGTTCATATCTGGCCACCATGGCTGGCGGTTTCGTAAACCATCTTATTTTGCGCACAATGCATGGCTGTGATCAGTCCTGTCAGGGGCTGGTTGCGGAAGCTGGCCCGGTTTTCTTCGCCGAGAACCGGGCTGGCGCTGTCAGTGTTTGAAGAAGATTGCAGCAATGGCAATTACGGGGCTGGCGATCGCGACGATAACAAGCCAGACATCATTTCGGCCAGCTCCCCGGCCACTGTTTTGCTGTTGCTGGGCGGTCAATACCGCTACTAGGTTTTCCAGGCTTTTGAATCTGGCGTCCGACACCTCCTTGCTCACGAATGTGGACTGTTGATCCGATAGGGTCTTGCGGAATTCGTTCACGCCTTCTAGGCGTTTTTCCGTGGCGACCTCTGCCTTGAGGACGGCCTTTTCTTGCGCGTCAAACCGCTGCTCGTTCCGCTTCTCCATCTCTCTCAAGAGAGATTCAAAATGCTCCTTGAGAGGGATGGTTTCGATGGACACTAGATTCGACCGAATAGAAACAGCACAAAGATGATGATCAGGACAAGCCCCAATACGCCGCCAACTCCGGGAGCGCCCCAGTTCTGGTGCGCGTAATAGCCGCCACCACCGCCGAATACCAACAGCAGGACGATCAGGAGAATAAGAAGGTTCATGGCGTTTCCTTTTCTTTTACACGGCTTGGATGCCTGAGAAATCTTGGGACCAGAACCATCCGACGGTCAGTTTGCCGGTGATCGTCGCGCCCGTAACGGTCGCAGAGAATTTCGCAGTGTGACCGTCCAGCGCAACGGTCCCGGTCAAATCATCGCCCGAGACCTGGCCGCCCGTGATCTGGCCGTCGCCAAAGTCCGGGCTCACGATACCGCCAGCGAAGCCGCCCTTCCCGTCCATTGTAATTTCGACCTGAGCAGCGTGCGAGCCCGCTTGGATGTTGTATTTCATGAATATCCCTCCTATCGGGACGCGACGACAATAGTCGCCCACACGATTTTGCAGATGATGTGAATCGCTTGGTCGGTGTTTAAGCCAATCTTGCCGCGACACTTGAGATCATCGGTGACCCAGTGCGCAACCAACTCAGCTAGCCCAAGCGCGATGTTTCCAGTGATGATACCGACTGTCCCAGCGTGAATGACCGCGTGTGCCGTTAGGGCCTGCCACCAGGGGAATCCGGGGATGGGTAATGTCCGGTTCTTCGCGCGGGCAAGGAAGTCACCTTGAAGCGAATAATCCGCCAGCGCATGACCGACAATCAGCAAGCAAAGGATCGTCGCGAAAGTCATGGCTTAGCCTCTGCGCTAGGCTTTACCGCCTTGAGTTCAACCGGCTCTTTCGGGCCAAAATCGTCGCAAGTGCCTTCCGCGCCTTCCATGATGTAACGCTCAAAGAAGACGACAGATGACCAAAGCTTGGGGCACGGCCCTTCTTCAGGTGTCCCCATTCCTTGCGATTGCATGACCTGTGCAGCCATCCGGCAGGCTTGCAATCTGATCCACCATCCCATCAGACGGTAGAACATGATCAGGCTTTACCCCCGCTGACATTCGCGTCGACGTTCAAAGTCGGCACAGCCGGCGCCGCGCTCTTGGCGGTGACAAGGCGCACGAGAGCCTGCTGGCCTTCGGTGGTTTCCGGGTCCAGGCCGACCTTCTTGAGCAAGTCCGGCGACTGGGCGATGACATAGTTGACCGCCTTTGCGACCACCGGGTCTTTCACTTCGACATTGAGCTTCTGCACCCCGACGTCCGCCTCGGTGGTTGCGAAGTTCAAGCCATTGGCGATGGTCGCGTTGATCCGGCTGACTGCATTCTGCTGATCAGAGGCCTTGACCGCGATGCCATGATTGCGGAGCCAGATGACGCCATAAGCAATGATGACCGGCGTCGCAGTGGCCAGCATTCCAGCAACGGCGACGATCAGGCCATTGATGACGGGGATCAGAGGTGAAAGGTCAATGTGCATCGGTTACTCCTTCGGGTTGACCAGGACGGCTGAATGATCGATTTGGGTTTCGTCGTGCAGGCAGTTTTTGAAAACCGCGGCGTGCGAGCCTGACATCACGTCCAGGCCATCCGCTGTAGCGCCGGCAGCCCCGCCAGCTGCGCCCCATGCGAGAACTGGCGGATATAGGGGAACAAGCGAACTATCTGCTGTCGCGCCCTTGACGGCGCTGGAAGCCACGGCACCGAACGAAAAGTGCGGCTTGTAATTCGCGCCAGCTTGCCGACATTCCAGAACATCGGCCTCAAATGCGGCCATGTCGTAGACGTGGATAGGGACTGGGACGTATGGCGGTGCGAGAGCATCCGTGAGCGCGGCGCAGCCGAAAAGCGGCAGCAGGAAGGCCAGCAATAAAACCAGCGTGCCAGCCTTCCCGATTGCCATTAGGCGCCGACCGCAGCCGGAAGGGCGCTCAGCAGGCTGAGGACCTTCGTGATGACGTCTGAACCGATCGCCATCAACTGCTGGATGGTGGTCTGAGCCGCGCCGAAGGCGGTGTGAAGCGAAGGATTGTTGAGCAGGGTGAGCGCATTGGCTACCGCTTCGCCCAGCGTGGCGCTTTCGGCCTTCACCTTGGTGATGACGGCATTGAAGATAGTCTGCGCTTCGTCGCACAGGTCCGTCACATAGTTGACGGTCCATGCCGCGCCATTCTTCAGGTCATTGACCAGCGCCGTGGCGTCGAGGTTCTTGGCGTCCGTCACAAGCTGCGCGAAACCATCCTTGATTTCCTGCAGGTCGTCTTTTCCGTTTTGATTGATGTCCATTTCAGTTCTCCGGGTTACATGCGAGCGGGATGCCCACATGGCCCAACCCTCCCTGCACATCGTTTGGAGGGAGCCGAACGACACGATGACCCGGAGGGGCATCCGCAAGGAGGGCTGGGCGATGAGGGATTAGTTGAGGTAATAGGCGGCAGAAGCGCCGAGGCCGGCCGCCATAAGCGCTGCGAACAGCCATGATGTGCGCCAGTTGAAGCCAGCCGCGCGAAAGGCCGCTCCGAAAAGTAGCGTGGTGATGAGGACGGCCAGCAGAATGGCGATCACTTCACGTCCCGGTAGAAGAAGAACTTCGGCGTTTCGAGCGACATGGTTGCGCCAACTGTCCACGACGGCGGGGAGATCGACTTGTCGTGGTAGTGGGTGGCGCCGCCGGTGGGATCAAACGCCCCGGCAATCACTTCATCAAAAGCCGCGAGGCAGTCCAGAATGACCGGATCGCTATCAGAAGCGTTTGCTCCACGCTCCAGATTGTCGTTATCTGGCTTGTCGTCGTTCAACTCAGAAAACTGGAATCGCTTGAGGCATACCCCGGCCACAGTCGGCTGATATCGACCGCTCTTTACCCTGTTGAACATCGAGTGAACCACGCACCGGCGCTCGGACGGGTTGGCATTTGAGGCCTCGCAAAAGGCCACCAGGGCAGCAATTTGGCGGGAAAAGGCCATCGGTTGATCTGTCCGGGGTGGGAGGGATAGGGTGCGGGCCTAAGCCGCTGGGGAGAGCGAACATGTCCGAGCGCACGAAGGCGGTAATCAGCCGTATCGCTATGTTGGGAATGTTCGTCCTGCTTTTTGGCGGATGCATTCTCTTGAGCACTGGCGTGGAGCCAATTTGGCCCACGCACCTGTGGCCGAATTAGCGCCAACACATGACGCAAGCCGCAGCCATAGCGGACGACACGCCAGCCCTATCTCTACTAGAAGAGAAGGCCAAAGATCGGTCCTTTGTCGTGCTCGATGGTTTGCGTGGAATAGCGGCCATCGCCGTCGTCACGCGGCATCTGCGGTATTTCCACAATCCGCTCTTCGAGAGCTATCTCGCCGTGGACTTTTTCTTTGTCCTGAGCGGGTTCGTGCTTTCACACGCCTATGCCCAAAGGCTTGCATCCGGCCTTTCCACGCGGCGCTTCATGACTATGCGCCTGATCAGGCTGTACCCGCTTTATGGCCTTACGATCATGCTCGCGCTGGCGGTGTGGGGATATGGCCAACTGGTTTCAGGGCATCGCGGGCACGAAATCAGCTGGTCGGTTTTGCTTTTCTCAGTCCTATTTCTTCCAACTCCGTCGGGATTTCTTCCGCTCAATTTAACGGCATGGTCACTGTCTTTTGAGTTGGCTGCTAACGCCTGGTGGGCAATCGCTTGGCGACGCATCAGCAACCGCAATCTGGCGATATTTGTTGCCGTCATGGCTCTGGTCTTGACCGGCACTGTATTGACTAGAACCGCTGGCTTCGGCTCTGCATCCGGCACGGGCGTCATGGATAATGGCTATCAGTGGCACACTCTCGTCGCCGGGTTCATCAGGGTTGGCTATTCATTTTTCTGTGGCGTGCTTCTGCATCGAATATGGAAAGCGACGCCGGCCCATCTGCACCTGTCGCCGCTGATTCCGTGCGCCATGCTGCTGACCGTGCTGGGCGCTCACCCCGGCGCTGTCTATCAACCGGCGTTTGATCTGGCGGCGACTATTTTCGTGTTTCCGCTGATCGTCTGGATCGGGGCGTCTTCGGCCGCTTCAAGTGCCGCATCCCCTGCCCTTTCAGCACTAGGTATCGCGTCCTACGGGATCTATATTCTACAAGGTTCGTGGATCGATCTGTTCTCACACTTCACAAAGCGGATAGATGCTCCAATGACCTTGGAGATCGCGTTCATCGCATCGCTGTTTGGCGCTGTGATTTTGCTCGACAGATATTACGACCTACCCACGCGGCGTTGGCTTCAGAAGCAGTTCGTCGCTGCCATCTGAGGGCCGGTATATCCGATTGCAGTCGGAGAGCCCGTGTGGCTTGGATCGTTGAGCAACATGTTGCCAGTCAGGGTCTGACTGGTAAATCCAGGGACAAGCGTCCAATTGCTATCCGGACCTGCGGATTGCGAGCTACCGCTCATGTTGTAAGTGCCAGTGTTGCCACTCGCGGTCCCGAAGGACGTAATGGACGATGTGGTATAGGCCGAATGAAATGCCTGCCAGCCAGGCTCGATAGGATTGTTTCCAAAGCTGCCGCTTAAACTTGTGACGTTGAGCACCGTTCCGGTCTGTTGCGCTCCAACTGTGTTGCCGCCGCTGACCGCGCCGCTGATGCCGCAGTCACCTGATCCACTGGCGTCAAGCCAGTTCCCGGTGATGGTGACGTTTCCGAGTGTCGAGGCCCGCTGGCCGAAAAGGCCATTGCCGACGCTAGCGATACCATCGGCCGCCAGGTTGGTAACGACCACGTTATTGACGAAATTTACAAAGCCGAGTGTTAGCCCATCGCTCGCGCCGTCGCTTGGAAAGAAGGTGGCATTGTTCTGTGAGTGAACTGCAATCCTGTTCCAGACAATGAAATTGCCGGTGTCGTCCTCTGTGGAGGTACAATTTGCTCGTGCGCCCGTGCAATTGCGCAGCATGATCTCGCCGTGAATGGCGGTAGAGATATCGTTAAGCCCTTGTACGAAGTTATACCGGAACTTCCATGTCGCGTTGGTCAGACCTGTGGAAACGCGCGGAACATTTTGATTTGTGAACGCGCTATACTCGACATCTACCGACGTTCCGACGGCATCGACATCATCTCTTAGGCAATAATCCGAGGAAGATGTCGCGGAGGTGCCGTCGCATTGGTTATTCTTGTAAACGAAACTCCAATTATTTCCGCCGCCGCCTCCCCAAGAGAGTTGCCCCCCTCCACTCGCCTGGAGACAAAAATAGCTGTTGGTGATCGTTAGGCTGCTCCCAGCGGAAGGAGTGCCACCGGCATAGACAGAGACCGCTGCTTTGCCGATCTTGCTGCCGCAGAAATCGTAGTTGTTCAGAACGCCGGTGAGAACACCGCTGCCTGAACATCCAACTTCTGTTCCATCCCAGGCACAAGCCCCTCCGCTATTTCCCGTCGTGATGTTTCGGGGGTCTTGCGGCGTGAGCGTCTTATCCGGGCCAATCGGATAATCGACCGCCGGAATATTGAAAGTCATCGGGTGCAGGTACAGCAGACTATTCTGTCCGCTTTGCGTTGCCGATGTTAGAAGCCCAGCATTTTGGAAAGAGCCGTTCGGATTTGCGGCGGCACAACCATTGTCTGTAGCATATGGGCAGCTGGCGGATGTGCCATGTGTCCATGCCCGTGCGGGAGCCGGGGCGACAACTGGCAGTGTCGCCAAGATGAAAATACCGGCGACTATGAGTGATATGAAGCGCTTCATCATGGCCCGGCACCGAGCGTTGTGAGACCGGCGGGGGTTGTCGTCGCGCTTGCCGACGCCTTGAAGACGATGAGATCGCCAGCATTTCTGTCGGAGGTGGTATTTGTGTTGGTGCAGCTTCGTGCGGTGGTCGCTGAGACTATCCAGTATCCAATACCAGCCGCTTGTGACGCCCCGGACGTAAAGGGCGTGAAGTTTGCATCAACTCCAATCGTACCGGTGTTCCGCCAGAGTGTATTACAGGTCAGAAGCGCGCAGCCAGTGCCAGGACATGGGCTGTTGAGCGTCCCGCTTGGCCCCACGGTGATAGATGTGGAGGACGTAGTCGTGGAAAAGCCAGATGGTGTTGCAACACTATCTTGGGAGGCCACACCGGAAAAGGCCGCCATTTGGCCAGCGATCCCGGATGGCCCAGATATCTGCGTGCAGGTGACGGTGTCGCTTGTGGTCAGCCCGGACGTCAGGAATGACCAATTAGTCTCTACGCCAGCGGCAGTGACGGCGGATGGGCCGCCAACGTTATGATATGTGTTGCTCTTTGTATCGGCACAATTCCACCCAGTGGTCGCGCTCCCGCCGGTGTTGTTCGACATGAACATGAGAACCAGACTTCCCGATGGGATCGAAGAAGTCGGCTGTAATGCCAGAGCAGTTCCAGCGTTGAATGTGATCGCGGTTTGCGCGCCATTCGTCGCAGTCCCCGAGATAATAGCGATGCCAGCAAAAGCTGGCGCTGCCCAAAGGCAGAAGCCGAGAGCGAGGGCGATGATTTTCTTCATGGGATTACTTGTAGAAAACGTTGACCACGTACGACGAAGCGGCAACGTTGCCCGTTCCCGCTATGCCAGTGGTGAAGCAAATACCGATGCCTGAGGTGTGGCCTACGCCGATTGCGTAATCTTCGACAGCGCCAGCGCCGGAAGTTGAATTAGCCGGGGCCAAGACTTGGTATTTTATTCCGGTCCCGCAAGTTGGCGTTGAGGCTGTGTCGTAAAAACTCACCCAAGCCGGTGTCGCGGAAATATTGTAGACGCTGACATGATCCACGAGTCCGGCAGACGCCTTGATATTCGTGGCATTTGTCGAGGCGGCGGCGGTCAGTGTGAACGGCGTAGTGCCGCCCGTGGTCCCCGCGATTGCCTGCACCGCATTGGTTGTTCCCGGCGTGGTCTGGTCTATGCTGGTTTTGCCGATGACATTCGTACCGGCAGGAAGCGCGGCATTGACCTGAACACCGTTTGTGGTGCCCGGCGTCGTCTGATCGATACCAACTTTACCGATGAGGTTGGTGCCAGCCGGGATCGCGCCCTGAACAGCGGACAGGATCGACGCGCTGTTCTTTTCGACATCCCGGAGATTACCGGCGGTGTCGAGAGACAGAGGATTGGTCTGGGCCGTGGTATATGTCGGGGCCGAAGTGGTGACGGCGCCCTGAACAAGCGGTCCTGTCTGTCCTGAAGTGGTTGAGCCCTGGGCTGCGTTGGTGGGCTGGAGTGCTGCCGTGGCCTGACCACCATTCGGGCTTACAGCAACAACGAGGGCCGGATCGGTAGCGGCCGGCGCCGTGCTGGCCGCTTTCATGGCAAAGCCCTGGACGTTCCCGGTCGCGCCGCCGTTTATCGTGCCGCCAGCTTGGACGGGAGGATTGGCCGCGGCCGAACCGGTTGCCGTCGGTCCATAGATGGCACCGCTACTTCCGGAAGACGAACTGCCACCGTATCCCGTCGCAAGTCCAGCACCGCCCTGGATGTTCACCTGGCCCGCGGTTGCTCCAGTACCGGTCCCTGTCGGCGCGATGACGCTAAGATGGGTCGCTGTACCGACATGAAGGCCGATAGCGGCTCCGGCCTTCAGGGTTTGATCAGTCGAAACAGCCGTGCCCGCTCCAACCTGGATGCGGAAGTTGACGTCCACCGAGCCTTTGTTCGTGACCACGACATCGGTGCCGGCGGGAAGTGCCACGTCCTGAGAGGTATTGACCACATCCGTGACATTTGCCGTCGCCGCCGCAGTCGGCGTGAAGCCATTCAAGCTCGCGCTGATCGACCCTGTTATGGGCAGATTCCCGCTGGAGTCAGGCTTGGCGCAGTTCTTCCCTTGATTGGTCGTCGGATCGCAGATGACAACCTGCTCCATCCCATTGATGGATGCGGCGTCTGCCGGATGCCAGGCGAATAGCGCAGCAGACAGCGCAAAGGCAGCAACAAGAAGTCGCTTCATGAAACTCTCCATTGTAGGAATTTTGGAGCCCGCTTAGGGCCTAGTGAACGATGACCGCGACGATTGCGCGGCCGTCAGTGCCGATATTGCGCACGCGCCCAACGGCCATGCGATATTGCTCGAAAGTCGGAGTCGTCACGATCTGACCGCCGATCCCGTCACCATCCTGGATGGCGATGATGTAGTCACCGGGGTTGGCTCCCGTCACATTAACGGGGACTTTTCCGCTGTAAGCGATGCGATCGAAAGACATACGGGCTGCGTCCGCTGCGGCCGCGCCTTTTTTCCTGTGAGCCTGGAAGGCTGCGAGCGCGGTTTCATATTCCGCGGAGCGTTTTTTCCAATCCGCATCCGTTTCATTTTCGCCGCGAGTTACCGGTGCAGGATGCGCGACAGGATCGATCCCAAGAGCTTCGTGGGAACCCCATGTATCACCTCCGACATAGGCCGGAGCCGTGCTCTTGATGCCGAAGGATTTTGTGGCTGACCATTTATCGGTCAGCTTGCCATCAGCATCGAAGCCTATGATCTGACCCTTGGCGATATCGCCACAACCATCTGCCTTGCGCTCATATTCGGCATAGTCGGCGCCAGAGGCATTGATCGTGCCGGCAGCGTTTATCGATCTGCCAGAACTGCTGTGCTTTTGGATTTGAAGGCCGGTCGCGGTGTTATTCGCGCCACTACTCGCAACATCGAAAATCGATGTGGGTGTTGAAGTGTGCGTTCCGAAGATCGAGGCAATAACACCGCCTTCATTTACGCCCGGCGTCGATATGTTGAGCTGTGTGCTTGCTGAACTCAACAAGACAACTCCAGCTCCGACAGAAAATGAAACAGCCTGGGCACTGTTGAAATTCGCGGTACCGGTGAAAGTCGGGCTGGTGCTGAGCACCATGCTCCCTGTTCCAGTTACGCTGTTGGCGAGGGTCACGCCTCCGTAATTGAGAGCGCCGACGCACTGGAAACTATCAACGCCGAGAGCAAACTTGTTTGTCAGCGTGACATGCGCGCCGGCAACGGGGTCCTTGAGATAAAGACCGTACGCATTCGTGATCGTGATGGCATTGAGTGGGGTCGCAAAGGTTACGGCACCAAAAAGCGAGGCATATGCGGTCGCGACTGTTCCTGCACCGGTTGTGCTATCCGTCCAGGTAAAGGCGCTTTCAATCAGACCGACGCCCTGATTTCCGAACGACGTGTTGACGTTGCTCCCGAGGGAGACCTGGGACTGGTTTAAAGAAACGAATGTTCCGACGGCGCTGGAATCGAGATCGGGGAAGATGTCATCGAAAGTGACATCGCCCAAGCCGGTCCGCGACCATTTGACCGAATATCCCACTCCATTCGGCGCCCAAACCTGCGGAAAGACACCTGCTGCGTCGGAAGTCAACGGGTTGGCAAGTGGAACCGTGAGTTCGATATCGGAATAGATTGAGACCAGCATGGTGGTGCCGTTCTCATAATAGGTCAGCGTCGCACCATTCACCGGCTTGCCATTGGCATCCAGCGATGGATTCGTGGGAGGCAGAATGATGCGACCGCCAGTCATGCGGGTGCGTTCCTGATCTGAGGGATTGACGCGCTACTGCTGGTCAGCGCGCGAGGCGTTTGTGAGAAGTGCTGGCGCTGCGACGCGAGCTACTGGCGAGGGGGCCTGGGCAGCGAAGCGTCGAACGTCAGCTTCTGACGTTCCGAGCCGGACAATTGCTTCACGTTCGGCCGCTGTAAGCTGCGTTCCACGGAAAATCTTGTCCGCGATTTTCGAGACAAAAGACCCGATAGAAGTTGGGATACCGCCGACCAAAGCCTCATCAGAACCCCGGAGTTGGGTCTGCGACCCAGTTTCCGGAGATATGAAGTTAGCGTTGCGGAGTCGGGAAACCTCGTTTCGGACGGCTTCCTGGAATGAGGCTGCTCGGTCTGCTCCGAAAGTGTTTGCCAGATTAGCTGTTGCGCGATTGCCAGTTGCAAGCTTTGTAAGGACACCGGTTTGTCCTGCGGCAGGGGCCTCAACAGCGTCGGTGATAGCCTGACGGGCACCGATTTGGAGGGGCCTAAGATTTGGTGGTCCCCCGCGGGATGCAAGATCACTGATTTGGGCGGAGTAGTTGGCACTGGGACTGCTCAGGACGGTGGCGCCGGCGTCCAGGGCATCTCGCGACCCCTGCATTTGCCGATAGGAGGCCCGAGCGTCGGTCAGTCCCGGGGTTTGGTCAAGGGCGGTGTCAATATCGCGCACACGGCCGAAATAGCCGCCTGCCATGCCGTTTCGGCCTTGAGCAGCCAGTGCCCTGCCCTGCTCCCTCATGGCAATCCTGACGCGGTCCAATGAGCCAGCCGATAGATTGGCCAGGGCATCCCCAAGGCTCTGGAAACGGCCCGTGACCTGATTGGTGCCTCCGCTCTGAGCCGCGGCGACGTCCCGCAGATCAGACAGTTCAGCCATGGCCTGCTGGTCGCGGTTGGCGCGCGCCGTGGCATAGGCCTGATTGATCGCACCCCGGCCCTCCGGGCCCTGCAGCGCCGAGACCATTTCCCTGGTCACTGCCGCGGGCTCGGCATACGGGGCCGCATATTGCTCTCTCGCTAGGTTGCTCTGACCGGTTTCGAGGTCGGTCGCCGCCTGCCCGGCCGTCCGCGCATCGCCTGGCGTGAGTTCGCCGGCTCGGGCAATCACATTGTCCTGAAGGTTGGCCCTGACACGATCAGCGTAATCCGTGGCAACCCCATGGGCCGCGTCACCGCCGCCGGCCGCTGCCCTCACCAGGCGCCGGACATTGCCGCCGCCAATATCCAGCACGGTCGGCGCCGATGCCCCGCTATCGGTGAAACTGGCATTGCGGTCTAGGGCTCGGTCTAGACCACCATCGGCTGCAAACGCGTTGGACAGGCGCCGCGCTGCCTCCACATTCGGATCGAGAAACCCTGATCCAGTTATGGCATCTGCCGCCTTGTTGGCCATCCGGATTCCGGCGCTGGCTATGGAAGGAATTCCTGCCCCTCCCACAGCCCCAACCACTCGGCCAACGGTTCCGGCCTCGGGGCTGATGGTATCGCCGATCTCGCCGCCGGCCTCGGATGCTGCCCCCGGTATGACGACCCGGGCAGCGCGCGTAGCAATGCCACCAGGAGCGAGCGCGGCAGGCGCAAAGGACGCTATCGTGCGCGCATATTGGCCGGGTGTGGTTTCAGGCTGGTGATAGCCACCCGTCGCAGATTCGATGGCTTTGTTGACGCCGGAGCTTGTCGGCAGCCCCAGAAGGTCAGGATGGGCCTGGCGGTCTGCCTGCATTTTGGCGACCGTCGCCGGGTCAAAATACCCGACGATCTTGTCCCCGACATATTGGACGCCTTTTCCAATGTCACCAGGAAGGCCGACGACGGCGGCTACACCCTGGCCCAGTCCGGACGCAGCCGATTTAATCACGTCGGCATAGGTGCTTGGAGCTGGCTTTACCGGCGCAGCCTTCGGCGCCGGGAATTCTTTGGCCAAGACAGCGCTGATCGCGTCATCGGACATACCATCCGGAAACTGCGCGATATTGCCATCAGGGGTTTGAACCTGGATGGGCATTTAGTTGAGACGGCCAGTCTTTGGATCGTAGACGCGGATTTTCTGCGGCGCAGGATTGTCGGAGGGTGCTGGAGCAGTCTGACCAATGCTTCCCAGCGTCCCCAAAAGCGCGTCGTGCTGATCCTTCAGAGAATTGATCTTGTAGCCGGCATCCTGCTGAAGAACCTGCATCTTGGCGACAAATGCCGGCAGATTATCTGCACCGCTCAGCATTGAATTGGCGTCATCGCGCGCTGAAATGCTGGAGCCGGCATTTCCTGTCGAGCCCTCGATGATCTTGCCATATTCGTTCATCGCGGTTTTGACCGCATTGATGAACGCCCCGGTGGTGGGATCGCCCACCACACCGGTCTTGAGCCAGTTTTTCCAGCCGTTGATCAGCGTGCCGCCGCCCTGGGGGCCGGCTTTCTGAGCGAGCGAGTAAGCCAGATTGAGCGAATTCTGAAATGCCTGTTCCTGCGCCTGCACCATGGTGTAGCGCGTGTTGATCTGCTGGAACGTCGATTGCGTGGCTTTCCGATTGCCTTGGTTGGCGAGAAATCCAGCCGGCGAGACGCCCTGGTCCTGTGCCATCTGAAGGACCTTGGAAAATACCGCCGGATTGCTCATGGCGCGGGCGGGTAGTTGACCACCAGCCTTCACGATTTCGACCAAGGGCTGCAACTGATCGTCCGTCATGCTGGCGCCGGCAGCCGACAACGGCGGATATTTCACTTCGCCGTTGACGTTGATCTGGGTCGCGCCGGGATACTGCTTCTTCTCTTCCGCAGTGAGCTGGCGCCAAACGGGAGAGCCCTGCGCCACGAGACGCGGTCCGCCCGGCTGCTGAGGCTGCGGCTGGCCTTGCGCACCAGGTTGCGGTTGCTGGCCCGGCTGCTGTCCTTGCGGAACTGCCTGTGCCACGGCAATGCGGCCAAGATATTGCTGGGTCTCGGGAGGGAGCTTGGCGAAATCGCCACCGGCGGCCAGCCATTTATCGGTGTTCGTCGGGCCGTAATTGTAGGCGATGTGGGCCAGAACTGGATTGCCGTATTTCTGATTGAGGGCCTGGAGATAATCATCCCCTACCCTCTGCTGTTCCTCGGGCGAATTGTCCTTGGCCGGCTGTACGCCAAAACCTGGGCTCTGCAGAGTGGCAGGCATTGTCTGGGCCACCCCGACGGCGCCGGCCGGACTTACCGCAGCGGGGTTGTTGCCACTTTCTACGGCGTGCATGGCGGCCGGATCGGCCCGGGCGATCAGCGGACCGCCCGAAGGCTGCCCGCTGGCAGGAGCGGGTGCAGGCGCCGCAGGCGAAGGCGCCTGATCCGTCCCCGGGGCCTGGAGTCCACTGTTAGGGGTCATCTGAACGCCCTGGCCGCCCGTCTGGTAGATGTTCTTTCCCGGCTCGGCCGCGATGAACTTCGTGCCCTGATACGTGCCGACGACCTGGCCAAGCTCGTTGGTGATGATCGTGTCGTCACCAGACTGATGATACTGGAATTGATGCTGGGCCAAGGCGCCGAGGGTCTGAAGCGTCCCCTGCGGATCACTGGCGAACGCCTGCCGATATTGCTGAATCTTGTCTGGTGCGACGCCAAGGGACTGCAAATCGGGCGTCACATGATCGTACGCCTGCAAAAGCGCCTGAGGGCCTGCCTTTTGATAGATCTGGGTGAAAACAGGCACGGCGCGCTGCAGATAGGACTGCTGTGCCTGGAAGTGTTTAACACCGTAATCTTGGATATTCTGGGCCGTGTCCGTATTTCCGGCTTCGGCCTGCGTCTTGGCTGCGCCCTGATAATCACCGGCCGCGAACTGCTGACCCGCCTGTTTCCCCGCTGCGTTCTGCACGATTTTATCAGCATAGTTGAACGCACGCTCTTGGGTCGCAGTCGGATCGGTATTGAGGAGGCTGAAATCGGGCATCAGTAGATCACCCCGGTGCCGTTAGAGGTATTTCCGTAAAAATCACCACTCAATGGTGTAGGAGTGCCAGTTGCGCCAGGAGTGAAGGTCTGCGGTGTGGGATTCTGCGTATAAGACGTCTGGAAAGGATTTTTCCCGGTGAGGCCGTTTTGAAGCTGACCGGCAAGCGTATTGAGGGTCGTATTCAGACTGTTGGCGCTCGAAAGGTCGGCGTTGGCCTGCGTATTCGCCGTGCTCGTGTTCAGATCTGTCACTGCGTTGGCGTAGTTTGTGCCAGCGGACGTCACGCCCGTAGCATAATTCTGGCCTGCGTTCTGGATCGCGTTGGCGTAATTGGTGCCTGCGGCGCCGCTGTTGTTCGCATAGTTGGATGCGGCCAGCGAAGAGCTATTGGCAAAATTCTGCCCGGCTGCGTTTTCCTGAGCGACGCCGCCCCCGATGGCATTCCCCACCTGCGAGGCATAGTTGGTGTTCGCGTTCTGCTGGTTTCCGGCTGCGGATTGGCCAACTCCAGCCAAAGCCGCAAGGCGCGAAGCATAGTTATTGAACTGCCCGGACGCGAGGTTGCCCGCATAGGCGATTTCGGCCTTGCGTGTCGCGCCACTATCGAGACCGCCAGTGGCTGCGGCACCGGCATCGATACCCTTGATGCCCTGGGAAAGCGTGAACTGATAGTCTGGGGTTTGATAGAAGGTGGCGTTCGGATCGATGCCGGCGCCGGTCCCACTACCTTTGACAACTTGCCCGGTGGTCGGGTCAACCGTATCCAGCCCATAGAGGCTGGCCAGCTGGTTGAGAGATGAAATCCCCGTCGTGAGAAACGGATTATTGAGCGCCGTATTGGCGTCGAGTTCCTGTTTCGCCACACCAGTGGAAGCGGTGACACCCTGATCTGTCCTGGACAGCGCATCGTTATAAACGCCGGTTTGCCGTCCGATATTGTCGTTATAGGCCTGCTCTTGCAGGGCGACGTTATTGTTGTACTGGCGCTGCTGCTCGGCGAGCGTCTGATTGTATTGGTCTTGCTGCGCAGCAAGGGCAGCTTGGTTTTCCTGATATTGAAGCTGGGCCGAGTTTTCGTTCGCTGCCGCCGTGGTCTGGGCAGCCGACTGCGCACCTTGGGAAGCGATAATCCCGCCACCGATCGCGCCGGCCGCGCCGACGCCGGCGGCTACGATGCCGATCGGCATAGCAAGACCTCCATATCGTCACCCTTCACGCCAACCACGACCTGATCCATGTCCACGATCACCGGGTTGAGACTGACGATGCGGATTTGCGGATAGCCCGCGATCCGGGCCCAGAGATTGTAGACAGCCTGGGCTTTGCCTGGATTTCCGGCCTGGAACATGAGGCAGGCGGCGCCGACAGCACGATTGTGAGACGGCTCCTCGAAATGCTCAGGAATGGTTCGGCCGATGAGCGCCGTCAGTTCCTCAAGCCGCTGATGAAACCATTTGCCCTTGGCTTCGACCTCGGCATCCCTGGATATCCACTTGTGCATGGTCAGAGTGACGACTTCGACGCCGACGAGATCGCCCTCAACTGGCCACGCCTTTTCCAGTTTGAACATGGGTGCAAAACCCATGGCGCGCGCCGCGCCCTTGGCCGCCCCATTCGTTTCGGGACATTTGGTAACGACCTGGCCGCAATCGGTCTGGGTGAAGAGGTATCGAAGCCCCTCTTCCATTGCCGCTTGCGCAGCTTTTCCGCGCCCTTCTGGCAGGAACATGGAGTGGCATTCGTAAAGTCCTGGCGCGAGCTTTATCGCGACGAAGCCACCATGCTCACCCTCAAGCGCAACGTTCTCAGGATTGGCCAGTAGCGGCCCCTGATCGAGTTGGCCTTCGCCCCCTAGCGCCGGCCGAACATCAGGATGATTGGCCACCCCATTCAGAAACGTGGCGTCCATGGTGCGTTTAAGAAGCATCGATCACCAAGCGGCTATTGCGACGCGCTTCCAGGAATTCGGAGCGACGCACACGTATAAAAAATTGGCGTCCCACGCGATCTGGCCAGTGACCCCGGTGTCAGCGTGGTTGGCTGGCGTATGCGTAGGAATCACGATCTGGGTGGTGAAGACCGGCGAATCCACCGGCGCGCTTGCCTCGATGGCATCGCAAATCGCGTTCCATATGGTCTGGAACCGCGAGCCAGGCTTGCCATTCCCATCCGTAATGCCGACCAGGCTCGTGAGGCGAGGAAGCTTCATGCTGACAGTACCGCGTCGTTCATCCGCGCATATGAAATCCGGTAAGGCACATCATCTGTGCACCTAAACTCAAAAATGCGGCCCGGGTCTTTGATCTGGCCGAGCCGTTTCCAGACAACCTGGGTCTTGTATTTGCCCTGGGCACCAAGAGGTGCCGTGATCCAGGAAGACCAGCGCTGCCCGCTGTCATCAGAAAAGCGCATCGCCATAACAGGATTTGCGGAAGGCCCCGTGATTGGGGCTCGGCCCACCGCGGTATTGATCGAGACATTTCCGCATTTCACGGTAGGGCCGATAACCGGAATACCACCCGTTACCTTGCGCTCTAACGGAAGCGTGCCGGTTTCGAAGGTTCCCGGGTCATCGGTATTGCGACTGCTGTCGAGCAGCCACAATTGCCCGGACTGAACATCACCTGTCAGGGTTTGATCGCCATCTGCCTGACAACCGACCCACGCGCGCCAGTTTTCCTGGCCATACGATTTCCAGTGGGCCCAGTTGACATTTTCGACATCGAAGACATGCGTGCCCTCATCGCCGGCTGTCACGAGATAAAGGGTATGGCCGAGATAGACGCAATCCCAGGCAGTGATGCTGCCGAAACCCTCTGCTGAAGATTCTACGGCAACGCGAAGCCTTTCCTCGATTGTGTGGGTGGAAATGCGTTGGGGCGTCGTGTCAGCACGATAGGCGATCAGATCGGCGCCGATCCAGAAGAGGGTATTGTCCAGCTCGCGGATGCTATCCCGGGACGCGCAGCCTTTTTGATAGAGCCGGCCAGGCACGAGCGAAAACGGCGCGTCCAATTCTCCCGTCAGTTGCCAGATTTCAATTGCATCTTGCGTGAAGAACCACAGTTCATCGACCAGGCGCTTAACACCGACGAGGAAGCCTGCCGATGTTTCGCAGGAGAAGAAACTGAGCGGGTCCGGATTCACATCGCCAGGAGCGAGATAGAACCATTTCTGGCTCGCTGAACAGGTAAGAATGAAATAGCCGTTGATATATTCAACGTCGCTGACCATCTCACCGTCAGGCATGACGATGGGTGTGCTTGTCGTGCCATCGAAGCTATAGGCAATACCGCTTGCGACGATTATCAGCCGCGTGGCGTTTCCGGCCATCTTCACGCGATCTGTTCCGGTGATGGTGCCGTTGATGGCCAGCGTCAGAATTTTTGTGACGGGATCGATGGTGTAAAGATTGCTGTCCGAAACAACGATCCACGCGTCATTGAATACGCCGTGCTCGCGGTAGGTTCCTCGCACCTGCCGGGCGCCGCTGTTGACGAACCGTGTCAGGCCCGGGCGCTGAATGATGGTCTTACCGGTGACGGTGTTGGTCGAATCCGCCTCAACCAGACAATTCACCAGCGCGATTTCAGCGGTTTCAGCCCCATTGCGCTTGTATTCCGTGACACCGAGAGGAAGACCTACCATGGGGCCTCACAAATATTCGGTGCGCGCAGGCCGGCGCTCGCTGTCCGGCTTACCCACCAGCATCCAGCGGCATGCTCGCGCGGCCTGTTGAACGGAAGGACCCGCCTGGGTCGCGAAATCATCGGCGACCCGCTCAGCCAAGATGGCCTTGAACCCATCTTCCAGATATTGCGCGAAGGGGAAATTGTCCGTTTGCGCCAGGCTATTCACCACCACCCATTTGTTGAGATAGGTGCACCAGACGTTATAGACCGGCACATTGTCGGTGATGACGACGACGACTGAACGATCACGCGGAGGCCGTGGCTTGTTAAAGGGAAACCCATACCAGGCTGCCCAGTCACTCCCTCCCCAATATCCGCAATCGCTTGGCGTGATGACGGTCGGGAGGGTGATTGTCACCCCGTCCGACGCCTGGATGCGATCATTTTCCCGGGCGGTATAGTCGGCAGTTGCCAGGACATCCCTGAGCTTACCGAATGTCCCCTGGCCAACCATCTCGACAATCAAGGATTGCAATGCGTCCATGCAGTCTGAGGCTTCGGATGATGATGGATCGTCACCGCTGGCCAGGACATGCAACTTCTTCATTGCACCCTTGATGATGTCGAGATTGGTGGTCATTTACGCGCTGGGCGACGGATCGGAGGGTTCGACGGTTTCGGCCGTGGCGGGATCGCCATTCTTCTCCGCGGCAAAGGCCAGGGCCTCGTCCTTGGTGAAGGTGGCAGGCGAGACAAAGCCGCCGGGCCCCGTCACGACATAGACGCCCCGGCCTCTGTGAACGGCCTTGAAACCGGTCTCGTCCGGTGGCGCGGCCTCTTCCTCGACATCGAAATGCGGGTTGCCCCGGAATTTGTCGAGCTGCTTGTGGGTCGCCGGCACGTCAACCGGCTGATTTTTGGTGAAGGTGTGGCCGAACTGCTCGATGGTGTCGGGCGCGCCGGCTTCACCTTTCCAGGTCACTTTGGTCATGCGGAATTCCTCTTGTAGCGGACCGGATGGTCAGCAATGAAAAAAGCCCGGAACCGCCGGGCACGGGATGAGCCTTAGCCGGAGGTGGCAGGCTCTTCGATGAAGTAGGGGATGTGAACCTCGATGGTCCCGGCCGCACCGGTCGCCGCCGCGGCATGGGCAAGCCACGTCAGCGCGATCTTGGCGCCCGTCGTGTTCTTGTAGCCCTTGCCGCCGAGAGAAACCGTGCCGCCGGCCCGCGCCGTGGTGTCGGCCGCCAAGAAGGTCTGGGCAGCGCCGGTCACGCCAATGTCGATCGTCAGTGTGGGCGCACCATTGGTGTCCATCGCCGTCGCGAACTTGGCATAACCGCCGGTCACAACCGCATTCGGCGGCAGATAACCGAGGATACCACCATCGTTCAGCCCGAGGGCGGCCGTGGTGGTAACGGTGTCCCGGAAATTGACCGTGGCCTTCGCGAGACCAGGGTCCGGGGTCGGGGCCTTATTGGTATATCCGGGTGCATTGTAAGTGGTCGTCATTTTGGGTCTCCTGGCGCGTGACCGCACTCAAGCAAGTCACGCGCCGTCACAGATTGTTGATGGAGAAGTATCTGATGCGGATGAGCGCGATCAGTTCTTACGTGTCAGGCGTGGAAGAGGTCAGCACGCTAACAACACCATACTGCACGCCGGTGTAGCTCAGCTTCTTCTGCCCGCGCAGTTCCTCGATGCCGACACCAGGACGGAAACCGTAGTCCTTGATGTAATCGGTCACCGGCTTGGGCTGCTGGCCCCAACCGATGCCGACGGCCTGGGTGCCACACAGGAAGTTCTGGTCCACATTGATGCCGGCAGCCCCGGCGCCAGCGATCGTCAGCTGGTTCAGTTCCGGGATTTCGCGATAGATCACGCCGTCATAGATGACATCGCCATCCTGGAACAGCGGGTTCTTCTCCATAGCGTTGCCTTCACGGGCACGGGCTTCGCGATTGGCCTGCTGGAGCACCGTATCCTTCTTGAGATCGCGGAAGGAATTCGGGGCGCAGAACATCACGAAATATTCCTTGCCGTCGTCGGTCTTGAACGGACGAATGCGCAGGTTCGTCGGGAAGGATGTGTTGTAGGGACCGGTATTCTTGGCCATGCGCTTGGCGAGCGAGCCGATTGCGGTGGACATGATGTCATTGGTCGAATCGACATTGCCCAGCGCGGTTGCCCACACATTGGACGACGCGTTGCTGATATTGGCGCCGAACAAGATGCGGTCGCCATTCAGCGTCAAGTACGAATTGCGCTGACCGGCCGTGGCCGCCGTATAGGACACCCAGCTATCAGCCGCGCCGGCATTGGCGCCGGCGATGATGATGGAGCCGAGGGCCTGAATGATGCCATCGCGCAGCTTCTCCGCGTCCCAGGTGCGCAAAGCCGACTTGGCAGCGTCCATGAGGTTGATCTCGGTGAGATACTGCGTGGACTTGGGAACGCGGACGCCGTTGCGGAGCCAATCAACGACGATCTGGTCGTTGAAGTTCTGCAAGTCTTCCTCGTTACCGTCCAGGACTTGGGAGCCGGTGACACCACCGCCCTTCAGGCTGGCGATGACAGGCACGTTGATGGTCTTGCCAGCTTCGTTCAGCAGTTCCGTGCGGAACTGGAAGATGCTGGTGTCGGACTTGCCCATGTACGGCATGAAGCCGGATTCACGGACATATTCCGACAGGAATTTCGTCACCCAAACTTGGCGTTCGGAAGACGAAGCAAGTTGAACTTCCATTTACTTTGGGCCTCCTATCGCCCGATGGGAAGGGCGTCAAAGGCGGCGAAGTCACCTGCAGGTACGATCGCTGGACCGCCTGCGCTGGGTGCTGACGCGAGGGATCGCGTCGGTGCCGCCTGTGGCGCTGGTTGTTGCTGGGGTGCAGGCGCGGTGGCCTGCGGCTGAGGGGTTGCGGGTGCGGCAGGTGCAGCGGGAGCGGGGGCGGAAGCCTTCACATACCCGCGCTTTTCAGCTTGGGCGGCGAAATACTTCTCCTCGTCATCGCCAATCTCGTCCAAGAGCTTGGCGCGCTTCATCTGCTTGACGGCCCAGTCGATGGGGTTCTTCTGCTTCAGGTATTCGGCGGCGAAGGCCGGCGATTCCTGTGAGCGCTGAAGTCCCCAATCCATGGCGGCGGTGACGGCTTCGTCACCGTGTTTCTCGCGCGCCGTCAGTTCCGAGACATCGAAGCGCGTACCGACAGCGGTACGGTTTGTCTGCTCGGCAAGATAGGCGGCGAGGCCATCAGGGTCGTCTTTGAACGAGGGAACGGGCGCGGGAGGCGTGGCCGGGGCTCTGGCTTCCAATTCCGCCAGGCGTGCCTTCAGCTTTTTGTTCTCGTCGCGGGTATCAAGATACAGGGGGAGCGGGATGCTCTCGGGGACCTTTCCGGCCGCAGGAGCGGCATGTTGGGCTGACGCTGAAGGTGCCGCATCTGCCGGCGCGACCGATGAGGCCGGAGCAGGATCTGCAGCTGGCGCCGGCGAAGCTGCTACTGGAGCGGCTTCCGGCGTGGCAGGAGCAGGCGCGGGATTTGGATCGGATGCCGGCGCAGCGGGCGCGGACGTTGAACCAAGACCTTCAGCGATGAGATTTCCGATTCCTTCTGACATGATTGTTCCTTCGCTCCCATTAACCGCGGGAAAAACGGTAGCGCCCTATGACCGGAGGCGGCCCGGTTACAACCTGTTGGAGTTGGCCCAAATGTCAGTTGACCGGCTGACAATCTCCGGAAGCGCCCGTTAATGGACGGCGTCTCCAAGGCGACCGGTTCTTCGACTGCTGAGATTTTGTGGCCCAGCGGCAGTTTCCCGGTTCGTAATTTTTGTCGTTATCGATTCTGTCCATAGACAAACTGGCCGATGGTCTCGGGCCCATGTCCGCTAGGAAATTTTCGAAGGAGTCTTTCCAGCGTTCGCAAACAGTGATGCCGCGACCGCCGTATCGGTGATAATTGTGCCTGTTTTTATTCCGGCACCGCTCCAGCATCTGCTGCCAAGCCCGATACTCAGCGGTTACTGAGGCATGCTTTGCATGTCCATGCACCGTGCCCTTGCATCCGCATGTGGTGGTTGGCATGCGCTTCCGCCGAAGAGAATACCGTGAGACCACGCTCGTATTTCCGCAATCGCATCTGCATGTCCAATGCGTCTCTTCATTGGCTACATGGCTGAAAGCTTCAACAACCAAGCGGCCGAACCGAATTCCTACTAATTCGAGCCTCTTTGTCATTCGTGGATCCAACAAAGCCCGATAACCGCCGGCTGCCGCGGATTCACCCGATTAACAACGGTGGCTTGTCCCTCAGATGACCGGCTGAGAATCCCGGTTAAGCCCTATGGCGCTGCCTGTGAGGGAGCGCCGCCCGGCTGCGGCTGGATGGGGATTTGAGGCTGCTGCGGCGCGAGTGACGCGGGAGCGGCCTGTGGCTGTCCATCAGGTACGCCGATAGCGGGAAGTCCTAACGCCTGCTCTGCTGCGGCAGCTTCCATCGCCTTGACGTGGGCGGCGAGCGCTTGGGCAACGGCCTGGACTTCGTACAGGAGGGCCTGGGCGTTCTTGTTCCGCGCCGTGGCCGTGTCGCTGGCGATCTCGGCCTGCTTGCCGGCGGTCTCCATCTGGATTTTCTGCTGGGCGGCGGCGGCCTGGGCCTGCTGCTGCTGCGCCATAAAGGCTTCCAGCTTCTGGATCAGCTCGCGCTTCTTGGGCAGCGACGACATTTCGATGACCAGGCTGAACGGCACGTTCTGCGGTCCATAGGTCTGGGCCAGCTTGGCCAGTTCGTCGAAGATCTCCTGTTCGAGCGTGGCCGTGTCGGGAACGCTGTCGATGATGATGTCGATGTCCATTTTCGCGATATCGTTTTTGACATGCGAAACGATGGGCTGCTGCGTTTGGGGATCGATGGCTGGCTGGCCGGTCTGGGGATCAACCGCATGCACCGGATCATTAACGCGGACATATTGCGGCGCGCCCAGATCGTCGGTCACCCGGATCCATTGCGGGTCTTTCCAGAACTGCCGAGCCCTGCTCCACATTTGGCGATAGCAGCGGAATTCCCAGTCATTGAATCGGCCCAAGACGCGGGCCAATTCGGTCATACCCGCCTGTTGCCGGACCTGAACGGCGCGGCCGGAAGCATCGGCGCCCTGACGCCCAAGGATCGCCGGATTGGGCGAAAATCGCTCGATCTCGGCCTTGGCTTCGGCCAAGAGCTGCATGTTGTTCGCGACGACGTCGGAGCGCTGAACAATCGCCCAACCCTCGGGAACGACACCATCCGGTCTGGCAGCTTCCTTGCGAACTTCGTCGGCATCGACAGGAGGGGCATTGGGATCGGTCTTCTGAATCTGCCGCGTGCTGATCTCGTGGAGGGCCTTGGACCGGCGCTTGTTCACCTCGTCCTGAAGCGGCCGCATATCGCGAACCACGCCAACCCGATTGTTCTGCCGGTCCACGTACGACGAATAGGCCTCGATAGGATTGGTCGGGCGCTTGTCGTCGTCCAGATAGGGTGACGGCCCGGATTCAAGCGGTCCGCCGGCAAAGAACACATCCCGCATCCAGGTCTGCGCCTCGATGTGGTACATCTCCACCACCATCAGGCGCTTCTGGGCCCTGTCGAACCAGGGCAGCGTGACATTGGTGTTTGGCCGGTCTTCCCAGGTCATATCGAAGCCGAAGCCGTCGATCGAACCGGTGGTGATGAAGCCGTTCAGTTTGTCGCCCATCTCGGGATAGATGGCGGCCAGCATGTCCGCGTACATCCACTTCGCGACGCCCATATACCGGGCGTCCTTGAAGTCGTGGCGGCGAGAGCGCGGATCGTAAAAGAACTCTTCCCAGCGGATTTGGGTGGCCATGACATCCTGGCCCGATACCTCGAATATGGCCGCGCCCGTGCCCTCCACAAGGCCATTTTCCAGCACGTCCATCTTGGTGGCTTGGAAATGGGTGGTGTCGGAGATGAAGCGCAATGTCATGGTCGCGACATCGGCCGGATCGAGCGGCGCGGGGTCCATCGGCGGACCGTCATTGCCGCCCATGACCTGTTGACCGGGCTGTGGCGTCCCCATCTGCGGCGGCTGACCTGGTTGCTGCGGGACCGGCCGCGGCGCGGGACGCTGCTGCTGTGGTCCATCCTGCGGGTTGCGCATGTAGGCCCGCGGGTCGGTCTTGCCCATCTCCATCACACCGAGGATGCCGTTGACAGCTCCTCGGATGCGGTTGTTCTCGACGATGGGCTGGCCACGCTCGTCCAGCTTAGCCCTCTCTCCGGGCGTGAACTGGTATCCGTCGTAATAGTCGCGGCTGATTTCTGAATCTTTGCGGCTGATCTCGTTTCCGGTCCGGGCATCATCGAACATCTTTTTGAGACGCACGATGTCAACCACCGGCTTTTCAGCATCATTCGCCGGCGCCGGCGCATTGGGCGTGTAAATCCCAGCCTGCGGGCCAGCCGGTGTCAGCGCTGAAAGATCGGGGACGCCGGGTTCGGACATGTCGAGTTTCCCGTTAACGGCAACGCCCGAACCCAATGGGCGCGGTTTCTTCGATCATGACAATTGGGTCGCCATGCTGACCAAACAACCCGGTGCGCCGCTCAATACGTTCAGCCTCTAGCACCGTCACTGAGGGAGGATTGGATGGTCCGCTGTCATAAAGATAGGCATCCTCGCCCTGAACCAAGGCCGATCTTGGCCGGCTTTCATATCGCTTCATCCACTCACCTTGCGACTGGGAAAGCGGCCCTTGATGTGCGCCGCGAAGTGGCTGCCGATAGATGGCGCGGCCAGCAATGCGAGATGATCAGCCCTCGTCACACCGTCGTAGTGATAGACGCGTGGCGGGTTGCTGCCCTGAAACTCGACGGCCAGCGTGTTGGTCTTGGGATCGTGACCGAGGGCCGCGATGTTGGATGAGCCGGTGACGGGCTTGCGGGGGATGTGGGACATGGTTCACCCATTGAGACGGCAGAAAGGCTGGGACGGGCGAAACCGCCGTCTCTTGGGGGAGAACTAGGCGGCCACCGGCTTTGCGGCCCTCGGCTGAGGGATGTGGTTGCCGATGATTTCGGTGGTGCGGCCCGCGGCATTTTCGATAATCGCCTTTTCCCATTTGCCGCCAGCGGGTTCATAGGGGCTATCGCCAATATCGAACCTGATACTTTCGCCGCCTTTGAGATGCGCGGTGATTTCGGCGTGACCGCCCAGCGGTCCGCCGGTAATTTCTGATTCATATTCCCGAAGGACGGTAAAACTCTCGGCTTCGTAAATCCGCTGTCTCCAACCGCCGCCCATGTAAAGCTTGATCGTGAACATGCTGCTACTCCTGCTTCTGGTTTGCGCCAAGTGCACAGATAACGGCAGGCGCGCGCCGCTATAGCGTCTTCCAGCTCGCGCCCGTCGGCTGCTTCTTGAACATGCCGAGGTCTGGCGGATTGGGGTTGTTGGTCTTGACCTTGACGAGAGCCGGATGAACCTCATCCAGTGCGCGGCCGATCAGGGAGCCGGCATCCACTTCGTCATCGAATTTCCCGACCGGAAACTGCTCGTATTCATCAAGGACCAGGTCGCCCTCAACGCTTTCCGGCAAGTGAACCTTCTTCATCGCGGCGCGGGCTTGAAAACCGCGAGCGCGCGTGGGCTTGTCGGTGATCGACGGCAGCCATTCCAAGCGACAGGCGACCTTGCGTTCACGCAGGCGCCGAAAGAGTGCAGGCTCGATGGTCTTGGCGATAACGCCTGCTTCTCCGAACCAGCACAGCGGCTTGTGGGCGGCAATCAGATCAATCTGGCGCTCGATCCAGACATCTGCGGTGGATTGTCCGCGCCAGCCATCCAGCAGCCAAAGATCGCCATCAGGATCGAGACCCCAGATTCGCAGGACCGTGAAGTCTCCACCGCCTTGCGTCACCGCATAGTCGCTGGTGCCGTATCTCGAGAGATTGGCGGGTATTTGAGATGGGCTGAAGCGCGGGAACCACGCGCGGCTGAAGAATAGGCCGGCCGCAGCCCTGATTTTCCAGTTGCCCGCCAGCAATCGCTCGCGCTCGACAGACGGAAGAGCCAATAGATTGGCGTAATAGCCGGGATCGGCTTTCATCAGCGCGGCATTGTCACTGAGTTTGGCGCAGATGAATGTGACGGATTTCGGCGGAATTCCAGGATATTGCGCCAGCAATTCCTCAGTGCTGTCGCCCCAGATCAGTTGGTCGTTGATGCGCACGAAATAGCGGAGAACGCCGCTGCGCTCTGGAATGGCGAACCCCGTGTCCTGGTCGATCCACCAGGCGATCAGCTTGGCGACCCAGCTATCTGCATCAGGGTTACAGGTCGCCCGGATATAGGGCTTGACCCCGCACATCGAGCGATTGCGGGATACCATGTACCAGAACTGCTTTTCGGTGAAATGCGTCAGCTCATCGAAGCCGATGAATGCGATCTGCGCGCCCTGCCAATCGTTAACGGTGGTTTCGTGTTCCAGGTGCCCGAAGGAAAGGGACGCGCCGGTCGGAAAATCCCACCACAGCGCGTGCTGTTTTGGATTCGCCTGGACCAGCGGATAGAGCTTTTTGCTCTCGTCCCATAGGCCGCCCTCATTGCGGACCTGGACGGTAGTGCGGCGGAAGATGACGCCGCCAAAACCCGGATTGCTGATGTGCCGCAGCGGATCGAGCAGAAGGGCGAAGGACTTTCCACCGCCGGCTGCGCCCCCGTAAATGGCGATATCCGCGTCAGATTGAAGGAATTGCTGTTGCGGTCCTGCCTGGCCATCAGGAACGCGCTCCTTGCTGGCCTCAGTGCGTCGTCTGAGGATCTCCTGCTGGACCGGGAGCTTCGCCAGTAATTCCGGCGAGAAGTCTTTGAGCGCGGTCAAGGAGTTCAAGCTGCTCATCCGTCATGGTGGGGAGAAGCGCGGCAAAATTCTCAAATAGATCACCGCCGGCCGGATTGGTGAGGGCTTGGGCTGGGCGCCCGTCCACGCGATCGGCGACTTCCTTGATGGCCTGGACATCGCCGCCGGCGGCCAGATCGACCAGCTTGTCGGCGATCTGCGCAAGCTTCGTGGTGGGCTGGCCGTCCGCGTCCTTGGCTTCCCTTTTGAGGGCGACCATCAATGCATCCCGCATTAACTTATCGGGCTTGCTACCGGTGGGATTGGGATTGCCGCGACCTGCCAAGGTTTAAATCCTAATTTCCTGTGCCCGTTGGAATTTTCTTGCGTCTGCGGTAGGCGCGCTGACGGTCAGCATTCGAGGCGTGAACCTTTTTGCCACGGCCACCGCGCGTTACGGTTTGTGCCGTGGCCTGCGTTACGGTTTCGACCGCGGCACGTGCTTGCCGGTTCAAATCCTTCTGTGCCGCCTTATGAGCCGGCCTGGAAATGATCGGTTGCCGGAGTGCCTTCAGCGCGGCCAGGGCTTCCATATGGCCCTTGCTCATTGGCCCGGTCGACCGGGCGCCGCGGCGTTCATGACCTGACCAGCATAGCCGCCGTTAGTTTCCTGAAGCTTGGCATGGGCACGGGCGCGGATATGGGCGGCCTCTTCGGCCGTGATATGGCCAGCAGCCTGGGCGCGGCCGACAAGGCGAAGGGCAGCTACAGCGTGCGCGGCATTTTCTATGGGGAAAGAGCGGCTTGGCCCCGCATATTGGCTGGTCGGAATCGCCCGGCGTTGGGCGGCATCAAGTTCGGCCATGTCGGATTTCCTTGTCAGTTCACTTTCCAGCCTTGAAGCTGGGGTTTTGGCTCAAACCAGCCGCAGCCGGCGTTGCAACGAAGCCCGGGAGTGACATCGCCATGAGGGCCAATGGCATAGATTTCAATGCTTTGGCGGTGTCCGCATTCTGGACATGAAATCAGAGCGGTTAGATCGCCATCGGCGATGAAGGGCGTCCATTCACCGGCAACCGGCCAGTCATGCGGGGATCTGGCCAGAAGCATTGCGAGCCCGAAAGTGTATCCGGATATTTTCGAAAGTCTGGGAGGCCTTCACCAATGCGCAGCTTTTGGGTGGCGCAAGCTGCCGAGCCCCAAATCAGCGAAAGCGCAATAGGAATGAACCTTTATCGGAATCTCGTCAAGGAACAAAATTCAGGGAACACCGTTGTGCTGTCCTACCCCTGTGACAGATCGCGCGGCGATGGTCGCCAACAGCCGATGAACGGTATTGGTCGCGCCCATGTGATGATGAACCCCATCCTGTGTCCAATCTCTCTCAAGCGTTGCGATCTCACTGGCGGTTAGTGGAGACGCGGCATCGCGCGCTTGGCGAAACCGAATAGCCGTGGCCACACGCGCATCTTTTGCTGGCGCTTTCAAGTTTTGTCCATTAGCCATCATCAAACGTCTCCGCCAATTGGTTTCGGATATGGCCTAGCACTCTAAGCCTTTCTTCCTGAATCTTAATTTGCTGGTCCGCCATGTCGAGCAGTTCTAGCTGCCATGAGATAGAAAGCCCCATTTCGCAGGACCGTTTTCGCATGATGGTGCGGCGTGACAGACCAAGCCGCTCAGCCATACGGGCTATCCAGAATTCTCCCCAGATGGCCCGTCCGAATTCTTCCAGCTTTTGCCCCGTCAGGATCACGCGTGCCTACCGGTGTTAGCCGCGCTGCGCGCTTGAAGAAGAGGTCATGAGTTTCCCCATACAAAGCGCTGAAACTTCCGGTATGTTGGCGCAAACGCCACAAGAATCTGAACTGCTTCGCGCTTAGTTTCAAGCGCATGAGCGAAAACATCATCCTGATAGGCGGTCTTAAGCAGAAGCGTTCCGAGGTTGCCGGGCGCATGGTTGATCTCAGGCGCGAACTAGATCGGCTACAGGGCGACCTAGCGGCTTTCGTCTTCCTTGCGTTCGTTTTGCTGCCCGCTCTTACCGGCATTAGCAACTATGAGGCAGCACAGTATAAGGCCGCACAGAACGCCCCACCCATAAGCAATGCCGATGCCGCTGCCTGGGCGGTGGCAGACTACACCAAGGTTCTGGCTTGGTTTACCGCCGTCTTGGCGGTCGTTTCTGCTTTTCAGCTTTGGTTCCTGCGACGGGCCGATGAAACAGCGCGAATTAGCGCCGATGCCGCTCGCGCTGCTGCCGATGCCGCCAGCAAACAGGCTTCCGCTTCCTTGGGAGTTGAACTGCCGCTTGTCAGCGAGAAAGCACATGCCGTTTTTGCGGGCGTTCCAGCAGGTACCTTCCGCGCAGCATGTGATCCCGCGAAATGGTCCGCCAGTTCCAACGGTGATGGTTGCGGCAACCGGGATGGGCTTTGGCCCGAAGTATCGAGCACAAAAAATGACAGCGACGGCGAGTAGTGCCGCGACTAATCCTGCCTGTATCGGGTTCATGGATGATGCTCCTATTCCGCCGCCGCATGTACCGGAAACCCGGTATCTGCGATGGCCTTGTCAATCTGATCTGCGATGGTGCGGAACCGCTTGGAAAGGTCGGCGGTGCGGGCATAGGTGCTGGTGATCCCGGTGGCCTCGACGGCGGCAACTGCGCGCCCAATGTCTTCCCCGCGCCAGTCCTTGATCTGGATGCCAGCGCCCTTCTCGAATGCCTCAACGGCGCTCTTCAGGGTTTCGTAGTCGCGTGTCCGGTATTTCAGTTGATCTTCTACCCGGCGCTTGATCTCAGCTTCCACGCTGGCTGTCTTTTTCTCCACCAGGACACCAACGCGGCCTTCAGCCGACTCGTGCGCTCGGCGCAACAAGGCGGCGAGCATGGAGCGGTCCATGGTCTTGGCTTCCAGCTTCGCGGCCTTCTGCTTGGTAAAGAAGGCCCGACCGTCATAGGCCAGCCACCCCCAGTTCATCGGCAGATTTTCCCCGTCTAGCAATCCTGGCGGCGTCACCACCCACCAGCGGTCGCAGTAGGCGGCGATGGTTTCGGCCTTCAAGGGCTGTTCGGCTTCGCGGCGATAATCTGACTTGCTGACTTTGATTTCGTAGCCGTGCAGTTCCAACCCGCGCGACGGGAACAGGGACATGCCTATAGCATCGGCGTACCGCTTGCCCTGCCAGCCGGTACCGTTGGCCACGTTGAAGAACATCGCCCACTCCGGCGCGGCAAATCGCTTCGCCATGCCGGTTACGATGTCGTTCGATGTGATCGCTTTATCAGGCACGAACCGCTCCTCAATCCGCAGGCGGTGCCGGGACATAAATCTCGGCAAAGTGGGTTGGTGGGTTCAGCGGATCGTCCAGGTCAGTGGAACACCACGCGCGCGCGGCTTGGCTGTAGTAACCCTCGCGGACGTACCGCTCGCCGCCCTTCCTGTTTTTTCTCCAGCCCGACAGCCAGTAGACTATGCCGCGCTTATCGGCATCCTTGATTGGCTTCCACGTGACGGTATGCGGATTGCGCTTTGTCATTTTTCCCTCCCCTCTAAACCTTGGCTTCTGCTGAAAGATGCACTTCAATCGTGGAGCCGATCTCCACGCGCCCACTATCCTCGCCATGCCGTCCCTGGGTCCAGCGCAGCCGAATGTCGGACTTCCATTCGTCCTGCCAGTCGGGCCGGTAAGTGGCCGACAGATTGCCGATGCCGTGCTCTTTGCAGAGGCGCGAAACGGCCTTGCAAAATTCGACGTGCTTTTCGGGAATGTTGTGCGGTGTATCGGTCATCGGCAATGGGCTCCTATCTTTTCGCGATCCGCATCGACAATTCTTGTCGCTTGTTTCCCAGCCATAGCCACGGCGCGCCGATGCCGTAGGATATGAAGGCAACAACTAGAACGGCGACGCTCAAATTCAGGCCCTTTCAATAGCGGTAGACTGTCCGGGGTGAGTGACGGTGGCGACGTGCTGCTTTATGTGAGTCATGCCGCCTGCTCCTCCAGCTCGACCTTCCGCAGGTGGATCAGCTCGATTTCCTTGACGGCGATTCCGAAGAGAACGCTTGCCATGATCATCACGCCGCCCTCTTTTGCCGATGCTGCTCGACCCGTTTCATCAATGTTTCGAGTGAATCCGGCTCTGGTGTGACAGCTTTTTTCTTTTTGACCTTTTTGGGTGGCACGATTTTCTTGAGGCAGGCAGTCTCAGCTTCCCAGACGATCGCGCCAACCAGCACCTTGCTTACTGTCGGACCAAGGAATCTCAATGTCCCTGTTTGTCCGTAAACGCGGTGATCTTTGTCATCGACAAGAACACTAACCCCTTCATATAGATCGTCCCGAGGATCGGGCTTCTTTTCTGTCGCCCTGGCGCAATCGATTTCCTCCAGCCTCCTGAACCATTCCACGGTGCCAGGAGGGAGCGGTTTCGGCATGACATCGCCGCCATGGGCCCCAAGAACAAAGCCCCTCACTCCCTTTGTGGCTTTTATTGCCGCAAAAACATCGTCTGTAGGTTCAATGCCAACGAGCACATAGCCGTCAAGGCGATAGCCGACCAAGCCATATGATTCGTAGTCATCATCGTCGGGGTGACAGAATATTTTTGGCCGATAGATTAGAGCGCCCATATCCACCAGTCGCTGACAAGTTTCCCTCTCGCGCTCGATGGCGAGCACAAACCAACTGCGGTCCGGAAGTGCGGTGAGAACAGCCAGGGCGAGATTGCGACCAATTTCTTCATTCAGCGTGATTTGCGATTTATGTGCCTCCTTGCGGAGTGCATATGTCGCGCGATCAAGATACGGATGTTTTTCCATGGCTGTGCTTGCTCTTTCGTCCTGTTCATATTGCGGAGACGTTCATTCATCAGGAGAATTCGGGGCGCCATTTTTTATTTCATCTTGCGTGCGCGTCTCCTGCATCTGCACGTTGTGATACATGGAGAGTGCGAGGCTGCGGTTATGGCCGGCGAAAGGCGGTAAAAGCTTCCCCTTGAACTCAATCTGCTCGCCGTTCTCTATCTTTTTGGCCGTGCGCGCCGCGCTTTCCTTCTGAGCCGTAAATTCCCGGAGGTCACATTGTTCCGGCAGCTTTTTGCCGTAGAGAATGGCGCTTTTTAGAGTCCATGCCACGCCGCGCTTTACAGCCTCATAGGCCAAGGGAGAGCGTGAAACGGTCCTCCAGCGCTCCCACAGTTCGGCGGGCGTGGGTTCATCGCCGCGCCTGCGGCTGGTGCCCGATGCCTCATGGCGATCCCGCCTATTTTCGTTCGCGAACTTGTAGAAAACCCCGATTTGCGGCCATTCCCGCTTGACGTGAGTTTCACGCGCCCGACTCCAGGCATAGCTGAGATCACTGGCCTCGAACTGCTGCAGGGCCTCGACATAATCGCGGAGCGCGGCCATCTCGTCCGCTGGCTCCATTTTCCGCGGCGGCAGGAAAACCCGCTGCATCGGCTCCAAAATCTTAACCTGCACGTCTGCCGCGCTCATCAGACTACCTTGTGGATCTTGGCTGTGGGAAAGAGATTTGCGTTTGCCGGCAGCCGCCCAGCCTTGTCCTGCTCGCGGCCGAGCCAGCGATTGACGAACCGGGCCATCCCACCCGCCGTCTTGCGCTGGTCCGAATTGTCGAGGAGCCAGCGCCGCATTTCCCGGAGCTGCTGCATCACGTCGACGGCCGGGTATGTTGCGGAATAGTCGTCGACCTGCGCCTGCGTAATCGGCACTTCCTCGCCTTTGGCATTGAATTTATTGGTCGGGAGGGAGATGACGGCTGGCGCGAGCGCCGAAGGCGCGGCGCTACCTTCTTTTTCTTTTCTACTCTTATCTTTATCTTCTTCTACTCTCTCTCTTATACGGGAGAGATTCACCTCTTCTAACTCTATGATTTTACTAGACGGAGCCTCAACCTCGGCAAGATTATCCGAGCGGTTCACCGATGTTTCGTGAGATTTAACTGAGTTTTCGACGCGGTTTTGACCACTTTTCCCGGCAGTTTCTCCCGCGAAATCTTGTCCAACTTCGAGTGATTTGATTTCGGAGACGGCGCGCTCGTTCATCAGGCGCCCACCCTCGGCAAAAAGCTTACCAACCCGGATAAGGCTCTCGCGTATGGTCGACCACTTCCGGAGCGACACGTTGCACACCCCGGCCAGCCACCGGGCATCATCAGGTATCGGGCCGCCGGCCGAATAAATCAGATCCAGGCAAAGCGAGTAGGCTCCCTTTTCCTCCAGGGTGAGCCCCATCGTGCCCCGGATAAAGGCCGCGCCATCTCGCTTGTACCAAGGGCGTCCACTCATTACGCGACCTCGCTCTTGTGCGGCTGGGCCGCAAAGGCATCTTCAGATGCTGCCAGGAGAATCCGGAGGGCGTCGCCATGCCTGCTTTGCTCAAGGGCTTTTGTGGCGGCGTCCACGCGTTGCTTCCTTGGTTTCTTCATTGCCTAGTGGCGGATAAATGCGATGGGTTTGTCTTTTGCGGCCGGCGACCAGCACAAGGCGCAAGTGCTACAGTTCGCGGTCTTGCCGAGTTGTGCCGGACAGATGATCGCGTCGCCGGCATCTTCCTTGCGGTCAATGACCAGCGTTCGCGGCCCAGCATTGCCGCCGGAGGTGCGTACCGCAAAGCGACCCCAGCACTGCCTCCGGAGGTGCGCTATGGCATCTCCGATGCGCGCGCCTTCCTTGCGAGCCGTATAGCCAAAGACGTGAAGGGCTGGAAACTGTCGCAGCGAGGAGCCCCAGAACTCCACATAGGCAGACGAATAAAAATCCCCGAGGATGTGAAGCCGAACAGCGAAGCCGCCCGGATGGCGACGTTGAAGCTCGCTCAATTCAACCGAGAGCCGGTCCAGCAATTCCTGGCCATGCCGATATCGCTTGGCCAATGACATGTTGTTGCCGTAGCAATTCTTCCACTCGGCACATGTGCGCGGACATGTGGCGCGCTCCTCCAACGTCAGGGAGAAGATAGGAAACCCTTTCCAAGGCCCCTTCTGGATCACCTTCCCAATTTTGCGCTGGTTGTCGCCGCTTTTCAGGACATTGCCGTCCGGCGCGATCACCCGCCCGTGAAAGATGCTTTCCGCAAGGATTGAGGCAGGATGGTTCTGCGCAATTTCCACGGCTCTGCCACCGTGATATTGAAGCGACAACCTCCGCGACATGCCGATGATGCTGTTTTTCGTGCGGCCCATGATGCCGCCGATTTTTCGGGCACCACCTCCATGTTCTTTCCAAAGAGCGCGCAGCTTCTCGATGTCCTGGGCCGACCAGGGCTTGGTCTCCATCTGGAAGTCGAGATCGCGGACGGCTGTCATGCTGCTTGCCTCGCTGCTTTACGGCGCGCTTGGCGCGATGGCGCAAGGACTGGCGTGTCGGCATAAAGCTTGGCAACGGCCGCTCGCTTCGCATTCTCACGGGCAACGCGGCGCTTTGTGCCCACGCGCTCCGGCTTCGGAGTGCGATAGCCGTAGTCGATAAATTCGAGCATCAGTTCGCGCGCGTTTGGCATCAGATGAACCCCTTATCCTTCGCCAGCCATTCGGGCATCGTGAACGTGCCGTCGCCGTTATCTTCGACCTGAGACTTCGGCACCCATTCGGTGCGCGCGCCGTCGTAAATCTGGAAAGCCTTTTCGCTTTCAGCGCGCTTCTCGCCGGAGATGTCTATGAGGCGCGGATCGCTCACGGCTTGTTCATTCCCTTGTAGGGGGTTCTCGACTTCGCAATGTTCTCTTGGATGGCCGCACGGATTTCATCGCCATCCGGGTTTATTTGATGGATGCCCTGATATGCGAGCGCCATGACCGCGTTCAGCACGCGCGGGTCGTTTAGGAACTCCGGCATCTGCATGACGCCAAGTTTGCCGAGCACCCAGTTCAAGATCACCGGATTGTTCTGCATCAATTCCATGAGGTTGATGCCGTCAGCGAAGGAACGACCGGCTTTCCAGCACTTCACGGTCTGCTTGGTGACATCCCCTTGAACTGCGACTTCGCCGTTCTCGAATTGAAGGATGACCGAGGCCCATTCCTTCCTCGCTTCCGTCTTGGAGGGGAAAAGGGGGGTAAAAGTTTTAGCGGGTGAAAGTCTTTCAACCCTTCGGCTTGTTGCAATTCTTCTCACAGCACCCTCACCATTGATTCTCCGCGTGGCCAATCCCGCGCGGTCACGACCCATCACCAACTTGGCCGGGCGGTCTTCGCCATCCGGTCCATTTTCAAAACCAATTTGGAAAGAGGCTTTAGATGCCCCGAGATAAGGTCCTGGCGGAGACGCGAGAGACATGCTCATCGGCGATCTCCGCCAGGAAGCGCCGCATTCCGGTCAGGAAGCGACGGAAAGCCAATAAGCCAGTAGGCCTTGGTGTGCTTATGAAGAGGCTTAAGTCCGCGAAGTTTGGTCAGAAGCCGGTCCGGCGGAGCGACCTGCAAGCCCTGGACGATCTGCAAATATTGAGCGCGGCGACCATCCGAGTTCGCACGACGCGCGTAATCGGAGGCGTCTTGATCTTCGGGCTCGACCAGCTTGATCCGGTCCCAGCCGGCGGACATGCGGCGGATAAAACCGGCTCTCTCAAGGCTGTCGTAAGCGGCGCGAACAATATCGGTCGAGCTGGGACTGAGCCCGAGGCGCAGCGCGACCTTGTGCTGCGGTGGCATCACGCCATGGTCGCGGAAATGGGCCTGGAGGATTTCGAGCGTTACTACCGCTCTGAGATTGAGCGCCGTCATTGCTGCACCACGCGGAGCGGCGGTTCTTCATGAGCGGCGTCGTTGGCGGCTTTTTCGTTGACCAGCTTTTGAATCCGCTGGCAAAGCAGCCGATATTCTTCCGCTTCCTCTTCCCGGCTGATGCGGGAGGAAAGAGCAAATGGGGCGGAGAGAATTACGATCAGGGCAATCCCCGCCAGTACGGCCAGGATCTTCAGAATGATGAGGCCCCCAGCGAGCATGGCTATGCGCCTCCAAAAGCACCGCCGGGGACCGGCGCACCACCGGTCCCCTGTGCTAGGTTCGAGTTGCGAGACACGAACGAAGAGGTTGAAATGGCCAAAAGAGCCAAGCGCTTGTTCGCGCCAGAAGCGCGCAAGCTTTTGATAGACATCATTCCGCTGCTCAAAGCGGCGCAGCCCGAACCGTCAGATTCAAATGACCTGGACGACGCCGTGGCGACTACGCGGCTTCTAGAGCGCGCCATAGCGGCAGAAGATTTAGGCCTGCTGATCTCGGCCAGCGCGGGCGACAAAGCCGAAATTGTCCGGCGCATACACGGCTTTGCGGTCACTGAGGGCGCGGACGAAAAACTTCTCATCGGGCGCGTTCCCCCGGGAGCGAGTGATCGCGCGCCTCTATTTCTTGCAATGCAGCGATTATGTCATCAGTCGGAATTTGACTATGCAAAGCGCTTTCGAGAACTCCCAGAGACAGAGCAATACGCCGCGCTTCAGCGGATGAAGGAACGGCTTCGCCGCGCTGGAGACGATGAACAATAGAATAACCAGACGCATGACGAGTGCTCATGCCGTACCTTCAAGATGCTTGCGCTCGTACTCAGCAATCTCTTCAGGTGTGAAATGACGGACGGCGGTCCGCTTTTTACCCTTGAAGAACCCGCGAGAATTGAAGCGGTCGTAGTCTTTGGGTGTGCCAGGCTTTGCGGCGGCCCAGCCAACGATCCATCCCGGCGCTTTCCCGGCCGCCCTCTTCATGCGCTTGAGGTCGCGTTTGCGCATTTACGCTATTCCTGCATACAGATTCTGTGCCGAAGCGAGACGCAAAGAGAGATGTTGCTTGCAGGAACTTTTCCTGCGCACGCTATCGCCCTCAGGCGGGGGAATAAGCGCAATGCCGCACTTGCCAGCACCCAGCGTCAGCATCGCCGTTCTGATGACGTATTTCTCAGCACAGCGAGAAATGCTGGGAACAAACCATTGCCGAAAGAATCTGATCGGGCCGATAAGAAAGCGGCTCGACAATTTCACGCCGCGAGCGGCGCAGTTGGATGTTCTGAATCGCTCGCCACATGCAGGATCATTCGCACAGGCAACAGAGGAATCGCGGATGCTCCTCGCCTTCCACTGCAAGATGTGCGGGCGGTGCAAGCTTTCGCAGGAAGAGCCGTAGGTCATTCGGCAGCCACCCGCGTATCGGCGATGACCGAGTGCGCTAACTTCAGCGCATCAATCTCAGAAGCCGTGCGTCCAGCCAGCTGGCCAAGGCAGATTCCCGTGATCCGAAATATTTCAAGCGCCACCGGCAGAGGGGCGGCGCGCGTGCCGTTTAGCAGCTTCGTGATGTAGCCCCGGTCTTTGCCAAGTTGCTTGGCAAGGGCCGTTCGATCAATTTCAGGATGAACGCTAGCGCGTGTTGCCATATGGTCACCGTGCCATATGGTCACTAAGCTGGTCAAGCGAAATGTGACCCCGTGAGCATATTTGGCAGATTGCCTATGTGGCACACTCTGGAAATGGCCAAACAGCGGCATTTCATCAAAGAGTGGCGGAAGTTCCGGAACCTGACCCAAGAGCAGCTGGCCGAACGGGTCGGGGTGGACCGCTCCTATGTCAACAAGATCGAAAACGGCAAAAAGCGCTACGACCAGCCGTTCTTAGAGGCTGCGGCGACCGCCATGGGTTGCGAGCCGGCCGATCTCATCATGCGCGACCCGACCCAGCCAGGTTCCATTTGGACCATATGGGAACAAATTCCCCCTCATTCGAGGGATCAGGCCATGAAGGTATTGGAAGCATTCAAAAAAGCCGGATAGCGGAGGTGCGCGATGAGAAAAGTGGTATATTTCAGCACTTTGGCTCTTGTTTTGTGCGGGTGCGAAACTCCGGATATCTGGCTGAAGTCAGGGCTGACCCAGCAGGGTTTCAACGTCGATTACGCCAACTGCCAGATGTACGCGATGAGCGTGCCCCAGATGCCGGCCCAGCAGCTGGCGCCGGTCTATACGGCCCAGACGACCTATGCCGGCAATTCCTCCTACACGACCATCCAGCAGCAGCAGAACCCCGGCCAGGGATTCGCTGACCTCGGGGCCGCGCTGACCAATATGGCCCGCCAGAAGCAGGCTGAGAGGCTCTGCATGGTCTCCAAGGGCTACACCCTCCAGCAGAAATAGTGCCCGGGTAGCCGCCCAACCCGCCGCAAAAACAAAGGCTTGTAAAATAATGTGCCTATTGGGCACTTTTCGCTTTACAGCGATGGTGACCATATGGCACATTCATCCTCGCGCTCCGCATCGGGCGAAGGGAGACGGAAGAGATGGCCAGCAAACAGCAAGTCGCAATCGTCAAGGGTTCGTACGGCGAAGAGCGCGTTCCGGTTCGGCCGATGCGCTTCCGCGGCGAGAAGGTCTGGAACGTCTACGCCCCTGGCTGGCGCTCCATGCACTTCAGCACGCCTGAGAAGGCGGTTGCGAAGGTGCAGAGCCATCCAGGTTTTGTGCGGATGGAGGCGGTCTGATGGAACTGGCGCTGATCCAAAAGCTTCTTCGCGACCTCGCCGCGACATCTTCCAGTAAAGAGGCCGATGCGTCTGTGACGATCAAGGGCGGCGAAGTGCACGCTTATTTTCGCCCGCTCGGCTGGGGCGTCGATAAACCAATGGTGTTGGAATATGGCGCCACACCGGAAGAGGCAATTTCCAAGGCCACCGAAAAGTGGAAGGAGATGTCGACCCGCGTTCATGACCAGCAACTCAAAAAGCTGGCCCTCGCGATTATCCGGATCACGCATGAGCAAGGCCAGTGCACAGATGCCGCGCTGCGGGCGGAATTTACAACGCGCGAATTGGAACAGTTCTCTGCTGAGGCGCTGACGCTTGCGAACAAGATGGCGGAAAACGGCCCGTTTGAGATCATCGAACTCGCGGGAGCCAACGCAGCATGAACATGCTCAAGGTGATCCGGGCTGGCGTCGAAGCCACTGTTGCCGCTGATCCTCGCCCACTGGCGGTAAAATCACAGGATCGGTTTGCCAACCCAAGCCCCCGCAAAGCTACACCTGCCGGGGCGGCGGTTTTGGGGCCCTTTGAAGCGCTGGTGCTGGCCCGCAACGAGAAGGGCCGCCTGCAGTGCCTTGCCGCCGCGCAACGTGTCGCCGCCGGTCAGCAGCCGCAATGCGCTTGGATGGGGCACCGCCATCAGGTCGTGCGCGAGGAAGCCGGTCAGGTGATCGAATGCTGCATGGATTGCGGCGGCGGTGCCCGCACCTATCCGGTGGGCAAGACCTCGAAGGACGCCAAGCCATACCTGGGGGCAATATGAGCGAGCGCCGCTTCCAAATCGGGGATATCGCCTGGATCGCCGCCTTTGACGCCGCTGATAACTGGCTGCCATGCCCGGATTGCGGAGCCACCGGTCGCATCCGCGTCATTTTCCATGACGGTACCGAGGTTTCGATCGAATGCGGCAATTGCCGGGCTGGATATGATCCGCCGACAGGCCGCATCCGTGTCTTTGACCGCAAGCCGCGCGCCGAGCGGGTCCACGTCAACGGCTGCGAATTCGGGCCCAATGAAATGCGCTGGCGGCTGGGTTATTCCGATACCTGTTATCGGATCGTAGACGACCGGGACATTTTCGAGACAGAAGCCGCAGCCCTTGAACGCGCCAAGGTCATTGCCGCCGAAGCTGACGCAGCCGAGCGCGCGAAGGTCCTGACTAAGGAAAAAGACGCGCGCACATGGGCCTGGAATGCCAGCTATCACCGCAACTGTATCAAGCGGGCTCAGAAGGACATTGAATATCACACGGCAAAACTGGCCGTCGCCGCGATCAGGGCAAAAGAACCTGAGAAGGCGGGCGCCGCATGAGCGACCGTCTGCCCGGAAGCTCTGCTTCCAATCCTCTTTACCACCGCGGCTTTGCGATCTGGTCGGCCACTGATGACCGGGACCGGCAGATTTTCATTTGGTGCCACCCATCTGCGGAGATGGACGATCTCTATGACCGCCGCCACGGCGATGCGCCGAGCCTGCATCAGGCCCGCAAGGACATAGACAATTTTCTGGCTGAACAAGCTGAGATCGCGGCGCAGCGCAGCCTGAGCATCTCTTCTCTGACAGACAATGAAATCGCTTCGATACCCGGAGGTATTCGCTGATGTCTGGCTCTGGTCTCAAACTGGACAGCCGCACGCCCGAACAGGCGCGGCAGGACATAGCCCGCAAGGACGCCGAGGGCTGGTTTCCCGCACGTCACGGCATCGGGGGCTTTGGCATCCTGGCTCCCCGCGATGGCCGCGAGGTCGCCCGTTGCCACAAGGAAGAAGACCGCGATTTCCTGGTGCTGGCGGCCCAGTCCTTTCATGGGCTGCGCCAGGCGCTGGATGAACTGCTGGAGCAGATCGAGTGCTTAGGCGGCATCGAGCATTGCAGAGACGTTGAGCCCTACAAAGCAGAAGCCTGCTGGGACGACGCGATAAGGCGCGCCCAGGACGCCCTGGCCCGCGCACGGAAGGGCAAGCCGTGACCGCACCCGTCCTCATGTCCGCGCCCGAACTCGAAAGCTATGCGGCTTTCCTCCGCAGGCTCGCCGGCAAACGGCGCGGGTCTCTGCCTGATCTTCTTCGCAACGCAGCTGAGGGGCTGCTTCAACAATGGGGCTGACTATGAATTCTTTGCTTTGGAAACGCCGATGGTATGCGGCCCGGCCGTGGGTGATGGACAGCTTCGCAGCCCTGATCCTGATTTCTGCGGTAGTCGGCTGGTTTCGGATGATGGCCTTCGCGGCTTTCATCTGCCGGGTGAAAGGCTGGTGTTCGTGAAGACGCCCAGCTCGCCCGCGCCAATGCCGCCCGATGCTGACAAGCCCAGAGAAGTCTGCCGCTACCGCAACATGCAAATTCTGGATTGCCGCGAGCGCATCCAGGTCGTCATCACAGGCGAGCCGCCGCGCGGCGTGCGCTGGACCCTGAAGAACGAAGGGTTCAACCGGCGGAACAATACCACCTGGGAAGCGCCCAACACGCCGATCACCATTATGGCGGCCCAGGCCATCGGCAGCACCTTTTTCGAGGAACAGGAGACACCATGAAAGATAACGTTCCCGAGGAGGGCGATATTTTCCGGTGGCGCTGGACGCCTGAGGAATACAGCAAACGGCAGAAACAGTGCGGCTCAACCGTCTATTGGTGCATGTCGCAAATCGCCATTTTCCAAGATGGCCGTCTGCGTGACACCTACTGGGGTGGCGGCAGCGATAGCACCTACACGCTAGACTTGGAGAGGACCGAAATCACCTTCCTCGGCAACCCAGCCGACATGACGCAAATCTCGGAAGGCTACAAGGTTTTCTATCGGCCAGAGGATGTGGTTGACCTAAACCACGCCAATAACTCGCGCGCGCCAGTCTATGTCAAAGGTGAGCGAGACCCTGAGACCATGCGCCAATACTACCGCGAGCAAGCCGAACGGTTTCAGCGCGAAGAAAAGATGGCTCAAGACCGCATGGCTGATTGTCGCAACGCAATCGCTGCGATTGATCGCGGTGAGCTTACCGGCACCTTTTTCCCAACCTATCGCTAGGAGACACCATGAACGCTCTTACCAAAGCTGAACAACCGGGGCTTCCTGGCGTTCCGGCCGAGCCTTTGGACATGCTGGCGATGATATACCGGGCCACTAAGGACCCGGATGTCGATGCCACTAAGATGATGCAACTCATGGAAATGGCCGAGCGCTTTGAAGCTCGCCACGCCCAGCAAGCTTTTAACGTCGCCATGATCGCCGCACAGGATGAAATGGATCCTGTCCGCACTGATGCTGCCAACAAGCAGACAAGCAGTAGATATGCCACCTGGGCAGCCCTGGACCGGGCAATCCGGCCCATCTACAGCAAGCACGGATTCGCCCTGAGCTTCGACACTGGCGACGGTGCGCCGGCCGATTATGTGCGCGTCCTCCTCTATGTGATGCACAAGTCCGGTCACACCAAGACCTATCACATGGATATGCCCGCCGACGGCAAAGGGGCCAAAGGCAACGATGTGATGACCAAGACCCACGCGGTCGGGTCCGCCTTCACCTACGGCAAGCGTTATGTCGGCGGCGGCGCGTTCAACATCATCGTGAGCGATAGCGACGATGACGGCAACGGCGCCTCAGGAAATGGCAAAATCAACGAAGAAGAACTCGCGCGCCTTCAGGATGTAATCGGCTTGACCAAATCCGATCCGGAAAAGGTCTGTAAGCACTTCAATCTGACATCCCTGCAGGACATCACCAAGCAACAGCTACCGCGGATCATAGAGGCCCTTAACAGCCAGCCGAGGGGAAAATGATCGAAATCTTCCACATGGACCAGAACTCGGATGAGTGGCTGCGGTGCAGGGCTGGGCTCCCGACCGCCAGCGAATTCCATACCGTTATGGCTTCCGGTCGCGGAGGCGGAGAAAGCAAGACCCGCAAAACCTATCTCTACAAATTGGCCGGCGAGATCATCACGGGCGAGCCCGCTGAGAATTACACCAACTGGCACATGGAGCGCGGGCACGTCATGGAAGACGATGCCCGGCAATTCTACTGCTTCACCCGGAATGTCGAGCCGGAACGCGTTGGGTTCGTTAAGAACGGCCCCAAGGGGTGCAGCCCGGACTTCCTGATTGGCACGAATGGCGTTGCCGAGATCAAGACCAAGCTACCACACATCCTGATCGAGCTGCTGCTGAAAGATGATTTTCCGCCAGAACACCGAGCTCAGTGTCAGGGCGCGCTCTGGGTGACGGAGAGGGAGTGGATCGATCTGGTCTGTTACTGGCCCGGCGTCCCCAAACTGGTGAAGCGCGCGCACCGCGATGAGAAATATATAGCCGAGATCAAGGCGGCGGTGGATGCCTTCAATGTCGAACTGACCGAGATCGTGGACCGAGTGCGCCGGTATGGGCAAGAGGTCAAGGCCGCATGACCTCTGGCGCGCCCATAGAAGCGGTCTGGGACGGCGAGGTGTTCCGCCCCGTCTCTCCATATTGGGCGCGTCGTGCCGACAGGCAATATGCCCGCGGTGAAGTGCTGCGACTGATCGACAATCCGGAGCGGTCCACTAGCTCGCACAATCATCTATTCGCTGCCGTGGAAGAAGCCTGGCGCAATCTGCCACCTCTCATGGCGGAACGGTTCAATTCACCGGAGGCGCTGCGTAAATACGCCCTTGTGAAATCCGGACATTGCTACACCGACAGCGTGATCTGCGCGTCGCACGCTGACGCTCTGCGGGTCGCCGCCTTCGTCCGCAATGCCGAAGAGTTTTCTGTCGTCACGGTCGAGAAGAACGTGGTGACCCGCTACAAACCGAAATCCCAATCCAGACAGGCAATGTCCAAAGAGGAATTCCAGACCTCGAAAGACGATGTGTTGCGCGTCATTAGCGAAATGATCGGCGTGGCTAAGAAAGAGCTTTCAGATAATGCAGGGCGGGCCGCCTAATGCCATCCCTTGTCCTGACCAGTGTCAACGGACGCGTCCATCACGCGATTGACTTCGCGGAAGAACCGAACCGGCTGCGGTGTGTTCTGGGAACTGAGATACAGCGGATTCCACTTATCGGCGATCAAGCCAACATGTCGATTGACGCATTGGTCTTCCTTCTGCGGATCGTGGGGAAGATGAAATAGCCATGGCCCGCACTGCTGAATTCTTCAACAACACAAAACGCACCGCGATCACGCCTGACATGAAGATCGACTGCTTGCTCTATAGATATGCGGTCACATGCGCGGTTTGTGGGAAGGATATTCAGCCGGGCCACGAGATCGAATGGGATCATGTTCACGCTCTTGTACATGGCGGCCCACATATCTTCTCCAATCTGCGTCCCCTCCATGCCGAATGCCACAAGGCAAAAACGGCGCGCGATATAGCTGCCAATGCCAAGGGGAAGCGTCTAAGGGGTGAGACCTGCAACGGCCCAAAGAAGAAAATACAGAGCCGAGGCTTTGACAAGACTAAGACCCGTAAATTCAACGGTGAAGTGGTGGCCAGATGATCCGCTATCTCTCCGCCACGGCGAAGATGCTGCTTATCACCCCATATTTGTTTTGTTTGTGTGTCGCCTATATGGCGAAGAACGGTCGATAGAGAAGGAACGATTTATGCCTTGGCCAATTGGCACCGATGATCGCAACAACCGGCAGCCTTGGGAGAACGAGAATTATCCTCTCGATCCCGAGATCGCGCCCGCAGTACGCGTTCTGGACAATTGCGGCGTGGAGACTTTCGAGAGTTGTAGCGGTCGCGAAGGCCACGCCTTCAAAGAACCGACTGTGCGCTTTCACGGTGGCCAGGGTGAAGGGATGCGCGCTCTCGGTATCGCCTTACAGCATGGCCTCAAGCCAACTGCGCTGCGGCGCTACTGGTCAATCGAAGATGGTGAGCCGCATGGGCCTCACTGGGAAATGACTTTTGTGGAGGAGAGAGATGGCAACCTGCCCAACGTGCGGCCAGCAAGTCTACCCAAGAACATTGGGTGCGGATGAACTGCTCGCCCACCTTACTGCGAACCCCGATGAATACGCGTATGAAGGCCAAGACGGTGGTTGGTACATCACCAAATCAAGCGGCATCAGAACGACGCGCGGCGCTGTTGATGAATTGGCCTCTCGCGGGATGCTCCGCAGAAGATACTCCGACATGGATGGCGCGTGGTGGTTGGGACGGACCATAGACATTCCAGCGACATCTGCCGCACGTAAAGCCGGGCGGAAAACGGTGATTTATTTGGGGGATGTTCCATGACAGACACACCCAGCCTGTCAGAGTTGGTGGCGGTTCTGAAGAACGCTCGCAACGCCCTTAACGAAGCTGAGGCCATCCTTGGCAGCGAATACGGTGATCATTACGGCGTCTTGGCTCAACAGATGGCTCGCTTCGACATCGACCTTACCAACCTTCTCTCCCGCCTTAGCGGTAATGGTGGGGGAGCCGCGCCTACGGCGCTTGAAGGAAAAGACAAATGACCATCACCAACTGCGAGAATTGCGGCGGCACGCACTACGGATCAATCGATTGTCCCTATTTGGAAAAGAACATGGGCGAGCCGTGCGTGATATGCACAGTTCGAACATCATACTGCTGCGCTGACTGTCGAATTGATGGGGCTGGAAAAGTATATGTGTGCGTCAGCGATATTTGCCGCCGGGAACATGAAAAGAAACATTGCAAGAGCGAGGGAGCCGCTACGCCTTCGGCTTCGCTTGAAGAAGAAGCAAAATTAGCTGCTGTGAAATTCGCCAACTTGATTTTAGACGCCTATTGGCCCGACTGTAACGACATAGACGGAGCCGAGATTCAAGAGCTTGGCATCAAATCCGGCGTAATGCAGGAAGTCCCCGGCGGCTACGATCCAGAAAAGCACGGCGAGTCAGTCTATGACGCCGAGCCCGGCGACACTTGGTACGTCGCGCATCCCGGCTTAGCACTTCTTACTTCAAGCGCCGCGCCGCAGGCGCAAGCGGCTCCTCCCCCTAACCTAGAGCCGCAATGCGGGGTGGGGGAAGCAGAGGCGTTCGCGGCTTGGTGGCATGAAGTCGAGAACTTCTCGCTCCGCTCCGAGCGCGCGATTGATGACATGCGCAACGACGCGAGCTATTTTCTGCCGCGCTGGATGCGTGCCGCGTTTAACGTTGGCTTTCGTGCAGCCCAAGCGACCGTAGGTCGCGGCCCTACCCCCACACCCATTGATGATGGGGCGGTGGAGAGGGGGAACACATAAATGGGCATCCTAGTCGAATACGGTTTCGCCAAAGACATTTGCCGGAATTGCGGAGGTGATGGCCTCGTTTGCGAAAACCACCCAGATAAATCATGGGACTCGTTTGGCTGCGAGTGTGGTGCCGGGATGCCGTGCCCTTCATGCAACGGAACCGGTCGCGCCGCCCTCCAAGCTGCACAGACAAAGACATGACAGCGGTGGAGAGGGGCTGAAATGGCTGAAAACACGCTGATCAAACTTTGGAGGAGCATATGCCCTTCGGCATGAACCCTCTTACGGGGAGACCTGGCCCAGCACCTTCGCAGCCGCGTGATGGCGATAAGAAACAGGCTAGGCAGCGCATTAATGTCGAGGTGCGTGAAGGGCGCAGACCACATCCTAACGCGATGCCGTGCCATGATTGTGGACATGTATGGTCGGACGGCGAGCGCCGCCATGAGTACGACCATTTTTTAGGATACGCGGCAGAGCATCATTACGACGTGCAGGCCGTGTGCACGAAATGCCATGCCGCGCGCGACAATGCTAAGGCGCAGCAAACACATTGTTCTCACGGCCATGAATTTACGCCGGAAAATACCATCATTAAATCGAACGGAATGCGGCAATGCCGAGAATGTCGACGGGCATTTGACCGAAATCGCGGGCGCGGGGCGGAATACTGGCGCCAATATCGCGCCGCCAAGAAAGAAGCAGAAAATGGCGAAAACCAGAATTGAGTGGGCGGATTTTACTTGGAATCCGTGGGTAGGTTGTACCGAGGTGAGCCCGGCCTGCGATAATTGCTATGCGCGCGTGATGATGGATGACCGCTACCACCGGGTTGAGTGGGGCGCTGGGATGGATAGAAAGCGCACCAGCGAGGCGAACCGGAAGCTGCCATACCGCTGGGACCGAGCAGCTGCGGCCGCCGGCGAGAAACATACGGTCTTCTGCCTCAGCCTGGGAGATATATGGGACAACGAGGTGGATCAGGTTTGGCGCGATCAGGCGCTCACCACCATGTGGGAAACCCCGAACCTGATCTATTTGCTGTTGTCCAAGCGCATAGGAAACGCGGTGAAGATGGCCGGAGGCCCAATGCAGGGCACCGTGTCACTTCCGCCCAACGCGGCACTCGGTGCCACGATGGTCAATCAGCCGGAATGGGACCGTGACGCGCGAAAGCTGGCCGAAGCCGCCGAACGCCTCGGGGCTCTGTTCACCTTCGCCAGCGTCGAACCGATGCTTGAGCGGATATGGATTGGCGACACGCCGTGCCCGGATTGGGTGATCTGCGGCGGTGAAAGCGGGCCACATGCTCGCGACATGCCGGAGCGCTGGGCTTTCGACCTGAAAGAGCAAACCGTCAGACGGGGCAAAGCCTTTTTCATGAAGCAAATGGCGCACAAGGCGCCGATACCCACCGATCTTCTGGTCCGGCAATTTCCAAAGGCAATTGCGGCATGAAGCCGGTCCGCCTCCAGCTTTCCCGTCGCAAGGGTTTCGACCTCCAAGCCCTGAGCCGGTCCACGAACGGCCTGGACGCGGTCAATGTCACGCGGCGGAGCAAATGGGGAAATCCGTTCGTGGTCGGGTCGGAAGTGCTCAGCAGCAAGGGCGATTACCTCATGCCTCCGGAAGAAGCGGTTGACCTGTTCCGCTTCTGGGTAACGAGGATTGATACGCCTGCCGAGCGAGAAAACATCGAAGCCTTCGGCCTCTGCACCTTTGACCTGACCGATATCACGAAGGAGTTGCGCGGCAAAAATCTCGCTTGCTGGTGCAAGCCCGGCTCGCCCTGTCACGCCGACGTTTTGCTGGAGCTGGCGAACGCATGATGCCCTGCGAGCACGTCACCATCGAAAATCGCCGCATGATCGTATGCACCGGCCGGCGCGGCCGCCGCCAGTGCTCGGCCTGCAAGAACGCCTGGGCCAGCCTGGAATGCGATTATCCCGACGCGAAGAAGAAGTCCGGCACCTGCGACAAGCCGCTGTGTACCGAGTGCGCCGTCAAGATGGGCGAGAACCTGGATTACTGCCCGCACCATAAAACCGAGACGCCGCCAGGCCCGGCGCAGCTGGGGCTGGAGCTATGACCCGCCGATCCGCGCGCTTTACCCAGGCCGAGATCAGCCGCGCCGCCAAGGTCGCGAAGGCGCAGGGCATGGCGGTGGAGATCGCCCCGGATGGGTCAATTCGGATCGTGCCGGTCGTCCCCATGCCTGTGCGTATCCCCGAGGGCGGCGTTGAGGAAGAACGGAGAATCGTGTTTTGACCGAAGAAATGCCCCGCCCCAGGCCTCTTTACCTCCACAGGTTCAAGACGCGCCACGGCAATTACGTCTGGTACGTCAGGAGACCGGGCGGGAGGCGGGTGCGGATCAAGGGCGAATACGGCAGCCCCGAGTTCAATGCGGCCTATGTCGCGGCGCTGGACGGTCTGCAGCCCTCCCAGGCAAAACTTCCCGAGGCCAAGGGCACCATGACGTGGCTCTGGGGCCAATACCGGCAGACGACCGCGTGGACTGGCCTCTCGCCCGCCACCCGCAAGCAGCGGGAAAACATCATGGTCGGGGTTCTTAAGAAGATAGGCGAGGAGAAGTGCGCCGCAATCAAGCGCAGCCATGTCGTGGCGTCGCGGGATGCCCGCTCTGCAACGCCCGCTCAGGCCCGCAACTTCCTGGATGCCATGCGCGGCCTCTTTCGCTGGGCGCTCGAAGCCGATCACATCAAAACCGATCCAACCGTCGGCGTGACAAACCCACCAAAGACAAAGGGGCCGGGCTTCCCGGTGTGGGCCGAGGACGATGTGGACCGCTATCAGGCGAAATGGCCACTCGGGACAAGAGAGCGGGTTTGGCTCGACGTGTTGCTCTATACGGGGCTCAGGCGCGGCGACGCGGTCAAGCTGGGGCGCCAGCATGTCAGGAACGGAATCGCCACCCTCCGCACCGAAAAGAGCCGGCAGGAGACAGTCGTCACCATCCCAATCCTTCGGATTCTGCAAACCACCCTCGCCGCGGGTCCAATCGGTGAAATGACCTTTATCTGTGGCGGCCGCCGGCAGCCGCTGACCAAGGAAAGCTTTGGCAATATGTTCCGGTTGGCCTGCAAGGAAGCAGGCGTCCCCGGATCAGCGCACGGCATTCGCAAGATCGCCGCAACCAGGGCTGCTGAAAACGGAGCGACCGTGGCAGAGCTCGAGGCCCTGTTCGGCTGGCATGGCGGCGGAATGGCTTCGCTCTATACTCGTGACGCTGATCGCGCGCGCCTATCGAAGGGCGCAGCAACAAAGCTGGAACGTTCTATGTGCCCACCTGAGCGGATGGTGGGCACGGCAGGCGAAAAAACCTAG